AGTTTCCTCGGTCTTTTTGGGCAAATGGGTTGGCATTTCTCAAAAGAGCGCCTGGAAGATTGGTCATGCCGTCAGAAAGATGATGGATCCCGGCACGGAGCTCGTTCCGGCGCTTCAGGGTATCGTTGAACTGGATGAAAAATATATCGGCGGGAAACCGCGCTACGAGCACGGACTCAAGCACAAACGAGGCCGGGGAAACCGATCGAAAACGGAGTCACCATCACCGGCTTTAAAATCCCATTTTGGGACTTGGTCTTTTTCATGGTCAAACTGGGCATCTCCTCACTGCCAGCGGCCATCATTATGTTCATTCTCACCTCGCTTATCTCGGCGACGATTATGGGATTCATTTTGGAGATCTCAGGCTGATTAATCTAAGTAATTATTTACTTCAAGTCACGCTTTGTCGTTTTTGTTACATGCCGCCTGGAGGACAACCCCGAAAAACCCCCTCCAGGCGACCAAATATGAGGATCGTTACATTCAAGCAATCAAAAAAACAAATCGTTACATAAACTTGATTTTCCAACATCTGACCGCCTGAGAGGCCCAAATTTCGACGATCGTTCGAAGGCCCTACTCTCAAGGTAGGGTTTTTAAAAAGGAGGCATATTTATGGGAATGTGGAAAGACGAAATCAAGGACCGAAAGGATGTCATCACAATTTTCGAGTCGCCAGCGGTTGTCATCAAAATTTCAGGCGGCCAAGTTTTTTTGTTCGACAAACCGGATCGCTGGTACCCGGGGCGCCGAACCCAGTTATTCAATGTATTGGTCGAACATTATCCGGAGGACCAAACCCTTGGCATTTATGGGTGCCAGCGGCAAGGTTGTTTGGCCGGTTATTACCCGCCGGTCATTAGCCGGTCATAGGTGTCCTAAATCCTGCCCAAACCGTTTTCACATCGACGCCATAAATTTCGGCGATCTCATGTGCAACAGACCAAATACCTTATTCAATAGAAACCAAATTTGGGTTTTGGGCTTCTTGCCCGTTGATTTCTCCGATATACGCAACCGGGACAACGTCATCCATCACGGCACTCCTCTGTCTCTAACAACCTTACATGTTGGGGGAGGTATTAAGTTGCCTATGAATTATGTAATCCTTTTCACAGAGAGAATTTTAGAGGGTCTAAAAAATTGTATTTCGCGCACATAAAAACCTCTTAAGGGTCTATAATTTAATCTAATCTGTTATATTGAATAATATTTTATAACCCGCATGGTTTTTGCATCAACCTTTGCGGGTTTCAAAAAGCAACAAACAAGACAAAACCAAACCCGCTGTGAAACGGGGACGGAAAGCCACGGGTCTCATAGGGGCAATTGCCACAGACCTCGTCGTGAGAAAGCCGAGTTGCCTTGGATGGTGACTTGGCTTTTTACTTTTTTAAGGAGGGAGAGAAATGAAAAACCTTATTGGGAAACCCCTATTGGCAATTGCAACTGTAATTATCATGAATTGCTTTCTTTATGGCACTGCGCTTTCCCTCCCAGGATATGAGGTGGTCGATTTAGGCACTTTAGGCGGAGAAAGAAGCCTGGGGCGTAGTATAAATGATTTAGGACAAGTTGTCGGCGAGTCCTACATCCAAGCCGGTTCAGCGGATACGCGGCCTTTTATATCGGAAAATGGTTCCATGGAACCACTCGAGACTTTTACTGGATCTGGCCCCCACTCCAGTGCCGATGCAATAAACAACGGAGGATTAATAGTTGGCTGCTCACCAATAATCGACAGCCATGGGAATTCTTACCATGCAGCCTTATGGGAAGGTGATGAAATTGTCGACTTAGGAACATTGGGTGGCTGGAATAGTCATGCTATGGATATCAATGACTTAAATCAGGTGGTCGGGAATTCCTATACCACTATGTTACCCAGCCAACCTACAGGGGCATTCCTTTGGGAAAACGGAGAGATGACTTATCTCGGTACTCATGGCGGTGAAGTAACCATGTCTAATATAGGTAGTTCGGCGAATGCTATTAATAATGGCGGCCAAATCGTTGGGAAGGCAAGCTATGACGACTCTACCAATCGACACGCTTTCCTTTGGAACAATGGAAATATGTCAGACCTTGGTGCCCTTGATAATAGGCATAGCGAGGCATTCGATATAAACGAATTAGGACAAGTTGTAGGAACATCAACTACAGGAGAATATTGGTCAATAACAAATGCGGTTTTGTGGCAAGATGGAGAAATTTTGGACCTCGGCCGTCTTGGTGGAATTACAAGTGTGGCTTATGGAATCAACGAAATTGGTCAGGTTGTTGGGCGTTCACACACTGGCACCTCAACTTCTCCAGGTGAATACCATGGATTTATTTGGCACAACGGTGTCTTGACCGATTTGAATGAATTATTAGACCAAGAATCCGGTTGGATCGTGAATACGGCATCCGACATTAATGAAAATGGTGAAATTGTGGGGTGGGGATACAATTCATTTGAAGGTATTGATGATTTTCATGCCATACTGCTTGACCCAGAATGGGATGCAACGGTAACCACAACTGAATCATACCTCACCAACTACCTGACCCTCGGCGACACCTTCACCTTTGATTATTGGTGGGAAATGGGTGTTGAGCCTACAGACTTCAACTTAGACATTCTGTTCTTTAGAGGAACCCAATGGGAAGCGCTCGGCTGGAACCTGAACTTTGATGGAACCTCCGACCAATGGCAATCAGCTTCTTTTTGGGTTCCTGAATGGGCCAGGGGCATTGATGCTCAAATAATGTTTAGCGTATTGGATTTAGGACAAAATACTGATCCCACTGTTTACCTTAGAAACATCGGATCATCGTCAACGGCACCAGTCCCCGAACCAGCCACTTTAATTTTGTTAGGAACAGGGTTGTTGGGGCTGGCTGGGGCTTCACGCAAGAAATTCAAGCAGCGGTCAATGATGAAAAATTTGTCATTAACGATGAGGTGTTTGAGGCAAAAACTCATTGTTTAGGCTGGGACGAAGGCGACAAGGTCATTTTCATTGATGGTAATGCAAATGGTGCGTGTGTCTTTGCAACACTTTTTAATCTTGACCGGAATGAAAAATGTGAAGTTTGGTGCGAATAAGGAGGAAACGATGAAGGTTAAAATTACACTCTTGTTACTGGCTGTTGTGGTTGGTTTCTCAATGCCTGCAAACGCAACACTAATCGACCGCGGAACCGGCATGATCTATGACACTGACCAAGGTATTACTTGGCTTCAGGACGCGAATTACGCAGCGACATCGGGATATGATGATGATGGTGACATGAACTGGGAAATTGCTATGGAATGGGCTAATCAACTCGAATATGGCGGGTATGAAGATTGGAGACTTCCTAACACTCCTGGTACAACCTCTGGCTTTATTTCGGAAGGTGAAATGGGACATCTATATTGGAACGAAGGCATTAATTCGTCTTCACCAAATCCATTTTTGAACATTCAATCAGACTGGTATTGGTATGGCACAGAGACAGCAAGTGATCCCTCGTATTCATGGGAGTTCGCAATGTATGAATACGGCCTGCAAAGCGTTGGAAATAAAGAGCATGATAGTTTCGCCTGGGCCGTGCGTGACGGCGACTACGGTCCCTCAGTAACCACAACCGAAACCTACCTGACCGATTACCTAACCCTCGGTGATACCTTCACCTTTGACTACTGGTGGGAAATGGGTATGGAACCCACCGACAACAACTTCGATATCCTTTTTTTTAATGGTACCGGATGGGAAACCTTCGGCTGGGAATTGAATTTTGGTGGAAGCTCTAATGGGTGGGAAACAGCAAGCTTTTATGTGCCCGAATGGGCTCGCGGCCAAGACACTCAAATAATGTTTAACCTTTATGATTTTGGGCAAGAGACTAATCCTACGGTTTATCTTAACAATATCCGCTCATCGGCGGCGCCAGTACCAGAACCAACGACGATTGTTTTATTGGGCGCGGGCTTGGTCGGATTATTAGGGGCTTCAAGAAAGAAATTCAAAAAATAAAAGCTGGGCAGGGTTGCTGTCCCTGAACAACTATGGCTTCATCAGTCCCATGGCTAAACAAAAGCATAGTTTCACAATCCTTTTATGCTTCTTGATTGGGGTTGAACTCTGTCACAGATTAAAGCGAAATGAAGCGGCTTCGATACTGGATGAGTTTATGCCGAAAGTCGGCCATTTTGTGTTTGATGGCCTCAATGGCGTATGAGGAAAACCGGGTTTCTCTTTTGGGATCAAAGCATTTTAAAGCATTGGCAACAGCGAACGATACTTCGCTATAAACTTCCTCGTATTCGCAAATAAAGTTTTGCCATTGCATCAATAAAAACTATTTTCAAAATGTACGATCGGATAAATTCTATCAAATCGGCATCACTGGAACGGTCCATTGGTTTACGCTTTTTACCTTCATTTTGATTGTCTCGTTGTCCAATGGTTCCTGTTTCTGAATCGTTTCATTTCTATTTTATCCGAAGAACAGGAAAAGATCGTCCAGGATTTTTTCCGATAACCCTCAACGCCCCGGCCTTGCGCCGGGGCACTTTTTTTGTGTATAGTTGAGTTTCCGAAGAAAGGAGGCGCCATGTCCAACGGAAAATACACCCTGAAACCGGCTGAAGTCCGGAAACTGCTTTTCCATTGCGCCGACCTTCGAGAGCGAATCATCATCCGATTGATGGTGCATTGCGGCCTGCGCCGGGAGGAAGTCGCCAACCTTCTGATCGATCGTATCGATTGGGATCGGAATCGTATAACATTTATAGGCAAAGGCCGGCTGGACGGCATCATTCCAGTGCCACCGGATCTGATGCAAGACATCAAGTTTTTTATCGCCAATCGGAGAACCGGGTATCTATTCCCAGCCCGAAAAAAGAAAAACGCCGCACTGACCATCACTCAGATCAATCGCATCGTTTCGGAGATAGGCGCCCGGGCCGGGCTTAAGACGCCCAACCCGAAAAGTAAAACGGGAAACATCAACCCCCATTTGCTGCGCCACACCTTTTGTCGGATGTGTAAAGACTCAGGTTTGGGCATCGAGGAAGTCCAAGGATTGATCCGGCATAAATCCTTCAAAACCACCTATGACGTTTACGGGACGCTGAACTTTGACGAAATACAAAACCGATACGAAGCAAAATTTCTCAGCCGCCTCTAACACGTTCCTGATCGATCATGGCGATCCGATCCGGGTGCGCTGCCTGCGCTGCAAGGAATGGTGCCAGGCGATCGAGCTGCCTGAATTCACCATGTACTTTTGCACGTCGGTATTTTGCACCAATATCCTCGAGCTGCGGCACATGATCGACGGCACTTGGGAGTTGCATGATTATAGCGGGCTGATCCAAGAAAAGCTAGTTGTAGCCGATCTTGAAAAATTGCTGGAACAAGCCCTGCAAAAGAAAGATTCAAAGCCCCCCTTCATTCCAAGAATCGTGAAATAAGAAAACGCCCTTGCCAGAAAGATTCAATCCCTGACAAGGGCGTTCTGTTTTCGAATCTATTGAACGATCAGCTTCTTGTCTATGCCGATTCCGTATGCCTCCCCCTCAATGAGGAGATACAACCGGTGTTCCTTTTTACTTTGGGACAAATACAGATTTTTTATGAAAGGATGTCGGATGAAAACAGTATCAAGCAATCGTGATTCGGGAGTTATTTGAAAAACCCGGATATGGCTTGTTTCATCGATTTCGGGTAGCACGTCCTTTATTTCCGGCGGAAATTGCAAAAACCATTTTTCCGCCGCCTTGGAAAATTTCAACAAATGCCGGGGAATATCAATGATGTATGCCCCAGTCTTGTGAACGATCGCACATCGGAGAGTCTGCCCCTCAACCCTGGACAAGACATTTTTCCCCAAAGCAGAGGGGAACCACGGTTCTTTTGCAAAGTCATCATGTTTCGACAAAGTTATTCCAATTTGGAAAGTAGTAGGATCAGACAGTTCACGTTCAACTTCCATGTTCATTTACCTTTCAGCGTAGATAAGTTATTGGAAAAACATTATATATTTTCAAAATCAAAAATGGAGGGCCGGTTATATTACAGAGGAACAGAAATGAAAAACCCCAAACAGGGGTATTTTTTGGGTATTATAAGGGGATGATGTAAAATGCCGTATTAATTTTATTATGTGAATTCAATAAGATATTCAATCAAAGTTTTTTTCTGAGAAGTTAAATCCAACTTGTGTCGAATATGTTTCCGATGTGTCAAAACAGTTGCCGGCGAGATTTTTAACCTTTGAGATATGATGTTCGTTCCGAATCCATTTCGAAGCATCCAGCAGATTTTCAATTCGGCAGGTGTTAAATTACGGCCAGCGAGCTTTCTTTCGAAAATCCGCTGCTCTGATTTTTCCTTCAATCGACTCGCTTTCCCACTTTTTATTTCGTCGAGGTACACCATCATGTGGGTGTATTCCGTAAAATCAACCAGGTGACAATAAAGATACTGTTTTTTTAAGATCTTATCCTCCACCATAAAACCTTGAATTTTTATATAAGCGATGGTTTCGTTTTTTTTGACGATAGCGAAATTGGCCGGTGAACTGTAACCGTAAGCCAATGCCGCATTCAAGATTTTTGTTTCAAAGTCTTTGAAAGTATTGTTGAAAAAAAGATTTTGAAATAGTTGAGGATTGTGAATAACTTCATCTTGTGAATAGCCAAATATTTCAAGGGCTGAATCGTTTATTTCGATAAGATGCCCAAGGTGGATGTCATAGACGACTACCCCGACGAAAGATTTTTTTAAATAGCCCCTTAGCGGTTCTGGATCAAATAAAGGACTATTTCCAGTTTCATCAGCCATGACAACCTCTTGCCGTTTTCCCATGCCAATGGATTATCCTGATTCATGATAATTATCTGAATGTCGTTTTCAAGATTGGATATTTTTTCAATAAAATCGAGGTGTCACCGCCTTCGGCAAATTTGTCGGCATAAAGGTTGTATCGATAGGCCGCCCCCAGTTCCGGATCCACTCCCACCAGCGTTTGGCTGGGCCTCGAGCACAAAGCCGAAGTCTCAGCCAGATCATCCACCCCCATCAAACACCCGTTCATATAAACGGGCTGCCCATCTTTTCATCAACAAGGCGCCTGAATTCACCCCACCCGAACAGCCGTTCGATCGTCGAGATACCAAAAGGGCGCCCCGAAAGGCGCCCATACTCCCGGCGAGAAGGTATTCCGCCCGAGGATTTGAAGAAATCAACCGCTTTGCCGATTATTGCTTCCTTGATATCCCCTTCCCCTTCGCTCTGCGCCCCATATTTCAAACGATCTCCCCTTGAGATATACATCTGCATAGCCCAAGTAATTAATTACGGTAGAACTGGCCCAAAATTAATAATTTGAGCTGACCCGAACGCTGGTCGTCAATCCGGCGTCGCAAACCAAGGCCAGCTTTTCGCACTGCACCTTGAACTCAACGAGGCCATCTGTCGGCGCCAGCAGAAAATCATCGGTAGTCGCCACATCTTTGTCAAAGGCGATATAGACGTTGTCCGCCCCCGTATTTCGGATGAAAAGGGTTTTGGATGCTGGTGCCAGGTTCAAGACCTGGGAGACATCCGCAGCCGCCACGACATGATTCGCTATGTCGGAATGATAAAGCTGATCGGTAAAAGAATAGTGACGCATGATTGAAACCTCCCGCATTAATTTTCCCAGGTGATGGTTTGAAGTTCCTCGATGGACGTTGCCGCATTGACCGCGATGCGCTTATCTGCCCGCCGATAGTAGTGAGCTTGATAAAAGGTGCCTTGAGCCAGGACGATCTTAAGTGCATCGGCAAGTGATACCCCGGGATGTTTGGCATCGTAATAATCGATAATGTCGATGGTTGTTTGCCCCAAGACCTGGGCCAAGGAAATGGCTGCGTTGAGCCGGGATGCACTGTCCTCCTTGCCATCCATGATGTAGGTGGTGCCATTGACTTCGACCGGAACAGGCTGCCGGACAACTTCATCAAAAGCCCGGTAAATCTCTCCCATTTTGACCTGTCGATACAGATTCAGATCCGGCACCCAGCTTTCTATCGTTTCATCAAATACGGAGTATGCGTTCGGCGGAGTAACCCGCAGCATGGCTGCATTGAAAATCGGTTGATAGGTATCAATGATGGTTTGCAAATCCGTCCCGGTGACTTTCTGGTTCAGCTCGCCGTCATTGTATTCAATCTCGGCGTAACCATCATAGACCTGGATGGCATGGATGTTGGCAGCACAGGTGAAGGCACAATTCAGCCCCGCACCATTGACACTTATTACTTGATCACTTGGAATTATTGTCATCCTCATGGGAGAACCTCCTTATCCTTGACTTGCAGATTGATCAGCTTCCAACAGTGTGAGGTCGGGTTTAGCGGCTTCGATCCGGCGAGCAGCCATGGCATTTAGCATCATGGGCATGATATTGGCGCTTTGATGGGTAACAACCTGTTGCAATGTGTTAAGGGTTTCCATCAAGGCCGCTATCATGTTGTTGCCGGGTTGCGCCATTTCGTTACGGAAACTCTCCACTGCCGCACCGGTTTGCCTGGACATTTGAGCATTTTCGATCAAAAGGATCGGCAGCCATGAAATGGCGCATGCAAATTCGTCAATCTCTTTATCTTGCTGCGGGTGCTTCCCGAGAATATGGACAAACCACGCACAATCGAATTGTTTGCACTCGGCAAAGCCATTCAGCGGACAGTTGTTTTTGGGTTTCAGTTCCATAAAATTTCCTTTCTAATTCTTGGTTGCGATGATCACATCCACATATTGGACGGACATATCCAAAGTATGGTTATGGGCTGAACCAGTGAAAGTATGGCCGTGGGCAGCCCCACCGCCGACGGTTTCAGACCGCCCTAAAGTCGGCACCGTGCTCGTACCGGCAAAGTAATAGTTACGCTCACCACCATAGACGTTGCCATAAAAGGCAAGGTAGTTTGAAGTGGTTAAAGCCGACGCGGAAGTAGCGTTCGCCGCCAGATCATGGTAGTGCGCCGGCATATGAGTCGTGGTCAAAGTTGTGTTACCGACCGTGCCAGCCGCTGTCGTGTTGCCCGATGCTCTACCGGAAGCCATCGCACTGCTGAATGCCAAAGAACCGCCGCTACCTGCTGCCCCACTGACCACCCGCAACGCTTTGTCGTTATGGGTCGTCTGTTTTGTCCAACCCGTCGGGGCAGATGTTTGAACCCACAAAGCCGCCGAACCAGATGGAATGACCGCCCTGACATCCGCCAGGCGGGCGATATCGGCATCCACCGCCGGCGCTGCAATTTGGGCACGGCCTACCGAATCCCGAAGAATCAATCTGTCGGCCGTCGCCAAACTGGTCGCGTTATGGGGGTTACTCAATGCCGCATGGGTCGCAAGTTCAGAAGCAAGTGATACCACCCGCTCCGCATTGCGGGCATCGACGATCATGGCTGTGGTGATCGTGGCGTCGCCGTTCAATCGATTGAGCGCGGCCAATTTCAACGTCCAGTGCTGGACGTTGTTGGCATCCACATAATCGACCGGCGTGGTTGTGCCTTCGGCGACTTTGACCTCCCAAACCAGGGCGATCCGGCGGCTGGTTTCCAGGGCCACAACCGGATCGACGATATCCCCGTCATCGGCTCGGGTGACCTCTTTGTAATAGACATCGAGATAAACCTCATCTGTCCGGTCGGCACCGCTTGGGGTGGTTAATGCAACCGGCCCGTAGTCTTGGTCGGTGTATTCGACATCTGACAGATTGATCGCCTGCCACCCTTCGATGAAAATCGCCCCGGCCCCCGCTGGCGTTCCATCGCCGCCGGTGATGACAAAGTTATTGTTGATGTCCGTCGAAGATTGAATGATGCGAAAGCCGTTGCCGGTTGTGCCATTGCCATAGATGCGCTTGATCGCCCGGCGAAGCAGTTGCAACTGGATCTCGGAGTTTTCATTCAGTTCAGCATCAAGCAGAGGAATACCAGACAACGTACCGGGCTCGAGCTGCATCTTGGCGACCATCTGGTAAGCTTTGGTTTCGTCAAAATTCCATCGGCTGTATTCCCCGGTCCAGTCGGTTCCTATTTTTCCGGTGAAAGGCATAGCCCCCTCCTGTTTGACTCAATGTAATTAATTACTTCATTTTATGCCAAAGAGAAACAAAATTAAAGATATTTCGTATAAAACACCGGCCCTGCGTTATAAGGAATCTCTGCCGGCGTAAAAATCGGAGCATCCGTCCAGAACAATTTCGGCCGGGTACCGGCGGCCCGCAGGTCGTAGATCAGTTCTTGCAACTCATCAAACTGGGCCTGGTTCCAATGCGATATGGTATTCACCGGGAAACGCACCCCAAAGACACAAAGCTCTTTACCGATCGTGTTAGCCGCCATGATCGGATAATTTCGATTATGCACCGGAGTTGGGATATTGTTCATCAGCATCGAAGAACTGCCGAGATAATCCAGGTCGAAAACGTCTATTTCGTAGCCATAGTAGGCCTCAAGAACGATTTCCATGGCCACGTTGTTGCTTTTCGGCCGCACCAGAGAATCGATGATCCGCTGGTTGTAAACGGCATCGGTTTCATCCGTGAGCCGGCCGATGTTGAAGTAGCTTCCCCAATGATTCGAAAGAATCCCTGTGGCGCTGGGGATTCCCATTTGCCGAAGCAATTCGTCACCAGCAATCTTGGCCTCTTTCAATTCCAATGCAATCGCTTTGAATAATGCCCATCCAGAATTCTGGTGATAATAGACCGTTGGATCGCCGGTCTTTTCAATATCGACCAGTCGGATCGCATTGATCGATTCAGGCCCGGAGAAAATCGTCGCCGTATAATCGGGAACCGCATTGATTTCATCCACAACCTGCTGAATCGTTTTCCCCGCCAGCGAGATGTTGAAATCATCGGAGAAGCTGCCGAACGATTTGGCCGAAATCATATCATCGGCGATCGAGTACCGCATCAGCGCAGTTGGGCTGCTATGCTCGATCGTAAAGACAGCAACCTTTTCCGGATCGGTTTTAAAGTATGTCGGCAAAAAATCGAGGATTCGGGTCAAAACACCCATGGGCACCCCCTGTTATGCGAAAGTCAAATTGACTGTACCTTGGGCACAGATATTGTAATCCCCGCCGGCAGAGGTGTTGGCCGTAGGAGTTGTGAAACTCACATCCGCCACCCCCTCAACATCCATGACCGTTTGAATCAGTTTTGAAAAAATCAACGATTCGCCGATATCCAGGCTGCTGAACAGGTTTCCGATCGCGGCCTCGACATCAGCTTCGACATCGGCCTCCGCCCGCGGACCATCAAGCGTGATGGTGGCGGTGACATTGACCGCCGTTGGAGTGACCGCCGCCACTGTTGCCACCACGCCGGCCGCTTTCCAGCCAGCGACCTTGTTGCCATCGTCATCGATATAGCCATGCAGAATTTTACTCGTTTCGGCGATCAACGATGAGCTGGCTCCATTGACACCGTTCCAGATGTAAACATAGACCGTCCCTGGATCCCCGATAGGCGTGTCATCGACGCAGGGCTCATAGACAACGACCTTTGTCACCTGTTCGGTGACAACCCCCGATTCATCATACAGCTTGACCGTACTGGCGCCATATTCAATCGATTCCCGGGTGGACCGGGCTAGAGTATTGAGCCATTTTTGAAAACGAAGCTTGCGTTCACCGTCGGTTTCTTCATCCGATCCGTTCGTAAAAGCCGCGGCATTCGTCACAGAAGCAATCCCATCGATAGAATCGGTGAGCGACGTGATAGAGCCGGCCAAACAATTGGTGGAACTGCCAGTGACCGCCGCCAGCACAAGGGCGTCGACCGTATTGACCCCGGCTTCCATAACCACCCCGGAGACAACGGCATAGTTGAAGCTTTCACCGGGAATGGTCACCCGGGTGCCAGTCGGAATTGTGATCTCTCCCACATAGCCGCTTTCGCGGGTGAATGTCACATAACCCGACGCCCCCACCGCCGGCAGGCGGCTGAAGCTAAACGACTTGTAAATGGCAACCGGTACCGCCTCATAAAACCCTTTGAGCAAGGCTTGATAGTATTGATCGATCTCGGCCGCCGCGGCTTCAAGGATAGTTCGGACAACACTGCCGGTGTTAAAATCGGTCAATTCATCCGATCCGCCGGTGACGTTATTGATCATGGAAGCGACGATCGAATTGAAGTTTTTAATCTGAAACATTAGTTGCCCCCTCCGATTACGAAATTGAGATCCGTTGCTGTATTGCTATCCGTGCTTTGCACCTCGATCGCAAATTTGATCGCATCCCCCACCGAAAAGCTGTTGAGCGATGAAACCCGGGCAAGCCTGGGCTCCCGATTCAACGCATCGATAAGAGCTGCCTTGGCCAACGTCCGGATCGCTGGTGTGTTCTTTGCCCCGACAATCGCCAGCAGCCCGCAACCATATTGGGGATGCACGATCAGGCTTTCATAATCTGAAAGAATCCGATGTTCGATCGCCTGTTTGAGATTGGCCAAGCCCGAAATCAAGGAGAAATCCCCATCAGCCACCACAAGACAACCGGAAGAATCAGTTTCAAGATCAGTCCCGTAAATCTCGTTGGCGCTTTGCGAAGGAACGTTCTGGTCCCCACTGGTGATTGGGATTTTCAACTGCATGCCCGGGGTGATGTGGACCTGACTTGTTTCCCGATTGTAGATTTGAACCTTCGCCCCCGACGCAAACCCGATCGAAGCCTTATCGACAATGACTTTTTTCTCGAGATAATTCACGCTGACGACTTTATAGCTTCGGGCTTCGCTGACACCTTGTACGAACAGCGCATACCCCGGATAGATGTCTTTGACCTCATTCAACGACAGTGTTTTGGAACCAGTCGAGAAGGCTGCTGTCAAAAAAGTCTCTCCATCCAGTACCCCATAGCTGGCCAGGTTGGTCATTCTCATGACCGTAATCGGGCCGGTGTAATTCTGGCTGAAGGTTTCGTGAAACGTGATCACACTGCCCAAAACGCTTTCGACTTGCATCTTTTGCCAGGCGCCCATGGCATCCTTGATGACCAGCGTAACCCCGGCGACAGCATAGTTGCTTGGCACAGCCATTCCGATGTCGATATGCTGCGTGCTCCGGTAAAGGTTACCCGTAACCGTGAACGACGTGTAGGGCACCAGCAATTCGGTTGCAGATTCGATCACGATATCGTTTGCCGCAGCAATCTCATACCACCTGTTTGAATCCCCGTATTCTCGGTAAGCGATAGCTTGAAGCGACTCGTTTTCCTTGACCGTTACGATTTTGAATTGGCTGATTTTCTTCAGATCGTCGGTTGTATTTTCATCCGGCAAAAGGCTGGCATCCATATCGATGTCGCCGACAGTGCTGATGATGGCCTCATAGACCCCGTCGAGCCCGCCAGCGGACGCAGGTGTTTTTTGGATCAACGAAAGCTGCTCGAGCTTGTCATCTAAAGTGCTTTCCATGACGATGGCGGCCGACGGATCTTCGAACATATTGGGCAGATTTTCATCACTGTGGCGAATACCGATGATCGTTGCCGATCCGTTGCGTTTCGCCGCTTCGCGCATCTCGACCACCCATTCGACGGCGTTGGAGACACTGTCGGCAATGGCGCCGGATTTGATCCCGTGCGTCGTAGCGCAATCGGTTACCCCGCATACCCCGGAGAAATCCGGCAGCCAGGACTCGGTCAAACCGTTTTTCAGGTAGCAGTTGAACTCCCCCACCACGCTCGTAAGTTCGTTGAGTTCAAGGATGGCCTCCAGCGGCAAATCGTTGATAAACGCCTGGGTGTCCCGGGTGGCATCGAGGACCAGCTCGATTGAGGAACTCACCCCATGGATAAAGTTAGCGATGTCTCCTACCCCAGCCTTGGCGTTCTCGAGAATTCCCACACTGGTATCGATGAAATTCGCTACGGCGGTGCACACCGGCGTGGCAAAAACCATGAGTTTATTAACCAAGGGGGTGAGCCGTTCTGTTAAGGCAGACAGCCAATTCCGACTTTTGGGCTTGCTGACAAGATCCTCCACTTTTTTAAAGGCCTCGATCGAGTTCAGATCTTCAAGAACACCGAACGTGATCTCGTATTGATAAAGCAGCGGCTTGACCCGGCTCCGAAGCAGTTTGAAATTTTGGGGAACCACTTTGTAACTGAGGTCATCGACATTGTTGACCACGACCAGCATCACATCATCCGGATTCAACCCCGCCCCGACCTTGGCCTGGCGCTGATCAAAATAACCATCGATGAAATTGCGATGCAGCCGGCGGAAGGCTTCATGTCCGTCGATATTCTCGATGGTCGGCCGGATACGCCATCCGGTGGTGCCCCGGACGGTAAGCGTGGGCATACCTTTTCCGAACTCATCGATGAAGGGTTCACCCAAAGTCTGAACGACCTGGACCCGCTCGTTGCGGCTGACGGAAAATTCCTCGGGGTTGACCGGGAAGATGAAGCGTTGGTCTTTTTTAACAGTGCCGGTGATCAGTCCATCGGTGTAAAGGTATAGAACCACGTTCTTGCCGAATTGACTGTGATTCACCCTGGAATCGTTCGAAGACGGGTTTTGCCCGACCGAACTCAATTCGTCGGACAAACGCTTTAATTTTGTCAGACTGCTGGATGCCATATATCCCCCGTTAAAACCGATCAGGCGATCTCGCCGGTGTGTTCCCCATCAGGTGCGCCGCTGATAGTCGTCACCACGGCGTTGTTGACGATCTCATCGATGACCCCCTGGCAGAAAGCCTGCAGGACTGACTGCCGATAGGTTTCGGCGCTGGCTGCGCTGTTGGTTTGGGTATGATCAAGTGCTGCCAGGTGGCTCTCGATATACGCCGCCATGCTTGCTGCCGACATTGCCATAGTTACACACTCGCTTTCACATTGGATGAAATCATGATGTGGGGCCGCCCCGTATAAGGGCAGATGCAATCCCCTTGAACAACGCCTTTGACCGTTGCTGCAGCCGCCCCGGCGATGTCCACAGTGGCAACGGCCTCGATCTCAATTTTCCCGTTTTCCAGAACGGTGATTGTCGTTCCTGACGAATGCTCGATATGGATTTTAACCGTATTTGCGTTTGCAGCCGTCGGCGGATCATTTTTGCTGTCCACCTCGCCGATCGATACCGCCTCGGCCGCCAGTTCGGATGAATCCGGCCCGATCGAAATCCAAGAGCCGGTATGATGGCCGATCTTGATTTCCCCATCGGGGCCGATTAACACCCGGGTGCCGCTCGCATGCTGGAAATAAAACCCCTTGCGGTTTTCTTTCTTGACGGTGAACGGTTGGGTTTCGGCATCCCGGTTCAACTCCGACAGATCGGTCAACGCCCGGCTGCCGCCGTTTTTCACAACCTTGAAATAGCTGTCATCCGGATACCGGATTTCTTCCTCACTGGCGACATCCGCCCCGCCGTTTTCCTCCACCGTATCCCCGATCATCCGGTGATACCGATCGGATTCATGTCGATCGATATAATGGTTCGCCCCCACGCTGTTGGAAAACGACAACTGGTTTTCAGCCGGATAGCGAAACCCCAACACGACCGGCATCGTCCCAACCCCCTCGACGAAACCAACAATGGCGAAAATATCCCGGCCGCCGTAGGCGATCGGAAAGTCATAGCCTTCCTCCGTGTCGGCCTTCGGGTTTTGCGGCCTGGGCAGATGGCTCAACCCCGACGACGTGGACGCCATGGGCGCCAGGACCGGCACATCGTAATGCACCGCCCCACCGTTCATCATCACGATGTCAACCGTCTTTTTGTCCGCCTTGACCCCGATCACTTTCCCCATCTGCAGTATGTTGTGCCAATATTTGGGAGAACGCTTCGGATTTCGTTCAAAGCCTTTTTGCATCATGTAAGTGCCTTCCGCTGTTCGTTGTCGGCATTATGTAAAGCTTTCCGGGTTCTCAAATATCCATCCCCTCGGACGACGTTGACCGTGGTGGAAAACTGTTCCTGGTTATTGACGAAGGACAATTCGTGGTTGACCCCGATGACATAGTATTCAGGCGTTACCCCCGAATGATAATTGAACGTCATGTAGATCCCGGGCCGCAGGTTCGAATTGCCCTTCAAGACGATGTCGCCGGATTCATAGGCGCTGTTGTATTTGAAGGCTCTCTGCAAGGCTTGATTCAGCTCGAGGGCCAGGTTTTTCGAGCTGATCATTTGCTCCATATCAAAAACCTCGCAGCTATTTTCAAAGCGGCGAAAGCCAAACCGGTAAGATCCGGCATCCTTGTCGGTGTGATCGATCAAGTGGGGGTTGGATTTGAGGTCTTCCTCTTTTTCCACCTCACCGATCGATGTGGCTTTAAACGCCGTTTGACCATCCACAAGGTTATGGATCGGATAGGTGAAAAAGAAGTTTTTAACTTCGGCATCACTTCGGCGGAGGTTCAACCGCTGGATGCTGCTCGGCTCGATCGAAACCGGCGGCCCCAAAGTGTATTTGTCGATATTGGCATCGACGCCCTGAATATATTTTCCGTCGTCATAGTCTTTCCAGGGCGTTTCCCGAAAAACCAGATAGAAGGCATCTGCCAGATCGACGGTGAACAACTCATTCCAAGGGCTGTTGTCGAAAAATGACATCAAATCCCAAATCGACCCGTCTTCCTGGGACAAAGCAAATTTGTTGGCGAAGCCCTTGATTGTCGCACTCCGGAGAATTTTCATTTCGGGGATTGCAGTCTGTGTTTTCTTGATCAGCGAAAGCTGATTTTGGGCGATGGCGAATAACGCCTCGATGATCTCACCCGGCGTGCCGCTGATTTGAACCCCGTATTTTTGCTGGACCTGTTCAAACCCGGGCAAGGTGATCAGTTGCAGATCGCGGGAGACTTCCTTCAAATAGTAAATCCGGGTGATCTGAAAGAGCTTGCCCATATCCGACCCGCTGATGGTATAGACCCGGTTGGGCCGGCCCTCGTTATCCACCGCCATGGACAGCCCCACTTCCTCGACAAACCCCCGCATGACGACGGGAATTTCCTTGGAATCCCAATCCCGGGTGAAGCGGATTTCGACATAATCCATCGGGCTGATCCGATAGTACCAGGAAACGTTCTTTTTCCCGATGATATCGGCCGCCGGCAGAAGTTGAATCTCAAAATGACCCGCCGGCTCATACAACCCTTTTTGGATATTCAAATTCCGGATGTAATTCGTCAGGTCCAGCACCCGCCCGTCGATGTAAGAATGCAACGTGACCTGGCACCGGATTTTATAGGTTTGAATCGCCATCAGCGCCCCGCCTTCACTGTGTTGCCATCGCCGGCCACCCGGTCATCAACGACCTTGACCTCAAGCTTCAACTGCTTCCCCAATTCGGTGAACAGGTTCCCGATCCCCTCCATGATAGGGTCGAAGGAACTAAACAAGCCGCCAACAACTTGTGATCCCACTTCATATGTGCCCTTGGCTTTCGAAGCCCACTGTTTAGCCATTTCATCGCCGGCGCCATCAAACAGCCCTCGGGCTCGAATTTCGTCGATGACTTTTTTCTGCTGTTCATCAGACATGATGAGGTTGTCATCTTCATCCACCAGCTTATTGGTGATTTTTAGGACCCCTTCCAAAATGTCTGTCAATTTCGGTACGATTTTTTCTCCATACTTGGTGATGCTGTTGTCGATGGTGGTAAGGGTCGTCATCATCTTTTCGGATTCAGTCTGCTTCAGCCCGCTTTTGGCGATCCCCGCAAGGACGGTGTTGATGTCGGTTCGGGCCGTCCACCCTTTTTCCTTTGCCAAACCAGAGATCCGGGCGTCTTTGAACAAGGCCTCCCGCTGCGCCCCGCTGGAGTTGAAAATTTGGGCCATCAACCCCAATTTGTCAGGACTGATAGCTTCTTTCCGCCCGCCGGTGGCCTTATCCAACGCCGACATGAAGGCGTCGCTATTGTTAAGATCAAGGCCGTCTATAGCCGCCGCTTGATCCATCGAGATTCCCAGGATCTTGCTCATCGCATGATACCGGGCTTTTGGATTCTTGAAATTTTTGCGGAATTGCCCCATCAAGGCATCCAGGTTCCCCTTGCCAAAGATCCCTTTCTCAAGGCGTGATCTGAAGTCAAAGTAATCCCCACCGCCGAGGGCGTTATACATGAAGTATTCGCCGAATTCGCCCCGGGGATTCATGAACCCTTGATTCATTTGCTGGAGCAGACCAGCCCCACGCATTCCCATCAAGCCCGGCCGGTTGGAGGCGTTCATGGCCGTCAGCGCCCCGATCATGGCATCGGTACTGCCCGGGGCCATGCGGGTGAGGACATTAAGCTGCGACCCCATCAAAGACTGGATCGAGGACAGGACTTCGCCTTCCCTGCCATTCATCCCACCGCGGGCGACGGCATCGGCGATCATGACCGCAAAGCGTTCCATCCGCATGCCGCCGTATTGGCCGAAAGCCCCCATCTGAGCCATCGAGCCCATGGAGGAATACATCGTCCCCGTATCGACGCCCATCCCCTTGGCCAGCAGCCCGGCCACATTCATCTGCCGGGCGATGCCACCTTGCTGGGCGCCGGCCAAAGCAACGTAGGACTGGGCCAGTCGGACCATTTCAATTTTGGTCTTTCCGATTGCTTCGCCGGTGCGTTCGATACTGCCAGCGAATTGACTTTGGCCGTCGGTGACCATCGAGAGCTGTTTTTCAAGCGGGTCGAGCGCCTGGATATATTCTCTGGCCGACGACACCATCCGGGCGATCAAGGCGATAGCCCCGGTAGCCATGCCCAACCCAGCCAACGCCGCCCCGCCACCGGCCATGCCCCGGTTCAATATGCCCCGGCCAAATCCCCCCATGAATCCGCCAGTCATTACCCGCTGCCGGCTTGGATCGGAAAGATTGCCCCAAAAAGATCCCCCACCCTGCCCATTTAGCCGCTGGCAGGAGTTGGCCGTATCATCCAGCAATCGCTTGAGCCGTGAAATCTTCTGGCTCGCCTGATCGATCCCCGTTGTATCGGATCTGAACCCGACCGAAATTGTCGTTTTCTGATCACTCATGGATGTTTACTTCCTCCCAAAGATGCCGGCTATTTCGCAAGGCATAGGCGTCGAGAATTTCGTCGTCTTCCTTCGCCCACTGTTCGATGGCCTTATCCACCTCGGTCGTTTCAAATTCATCGAGATCAGGTTCCCGCCCCTTGTCCAACACCTCCCGGTAGAGGTGGCTCATGAACTCCATTTCGATCTCAATGCCCGTCATTTCAAGGTAACGGGGATCGGTGGGCGGCAAATTGTACTTTTGCCGGAACCAGTATTTAAGCTCCTTCGCCTGTTCCAGCGCCCTCTGTTTTAGCTCCCGTCTGTTTTGCGAACGCAGATTGGCGACGAAAGGATGACACCTGTTCGGAAAAGGCGTTATAGACGATCTCCAGTTCCTCGGGAGAGTAGATCTCATCGAGATCAAAATCCTTTGGAGCTTCCACGATAGCCACCTTCAATGTGCCGATCATGACCGCGATGTTGTTGGTCGCAATGGCAGGATTGCGGTTTTCCCCGAGCAGCTTCGCCGAGATGTTGTCGGCTTGGATTTCATCCGTCAGCGTGGGGAAACGGAAAGTGAATTTGCCCAGGTTCTCGATCTCTTTGGTGAATTGTTTTTCCGATGGTTTTAGCATGATATTTTCCTTTCAATGTAATTGATTACTTTTATTCTATAAGGTTCCAGGGCCTTCGTCAACGATTCATCCTACAGATACAAGAAAGCCCAAACGTGGCGGAGGGAGGGAGGTTCACCGCCAGAGGTTTGGGCTTGGATAAGGGAGTTACATTTTCCCGGCGACATCGAGCGCCATCCATTGGGACTGATAACTGATGATGGCATGTTTGCTCACTTCAATGCTGCCGGAGGCGAAGGTGCAAAACAGGTATTTCCGCAACACCTCACCGGTGTTTTTGTCCAACACCTCGATGTCGACGACCAGGCCTCGGAGGGCCTCTTCGCCGTTTTCCGGAACGATCCCTTTGGCGTACAGGCCGGCGGTACGCAGGGCCATTTTGGAACACGAAATGCTGTGCCGAGCCATGGTCGGAACATGCTCTTGCACATGGATGTCGCCGATGCCCGACGCCCCCTCCGGCCCGTAGTCATCGCTCATGTTGATATTTTGCATCAATCCCACTTCCTCGCCGTCGATCAAGACCCGGGCCAGGTTCGCGGAACGAACTTTGAGATTCTCTCTCATGATATGGCCTCCTGGATAATGGGGGCCATCCGGCCCCCATGTTTCAAAAGTAATCCGTTACTGTAACAGCAGAACAAAATTAAACTGCCGCCGATCCGCTGTAAGGCACGATGGAAATGCCAACCGGGATGTAGTTGACCGGCACCACCGGGCTGCACTGGAAAAAGACCCGCAGAACGTCGCCCTCCAGCTCGGCGGTGATGTTCTTGTAAGCCGGGTTGGCATCGTCGCCGGTGATGACTTCCGGGCCCAAAGGAGCCGGGCGGGCCAGTTCCTTGCAGGTGTTTTCGACGATGGACACAGCCCGTCCGAGGATTGCCGGAGTGCCTTTCTTGCCGATCAAGGTCCGGAGGGAGTTGCGGACGTTCCGGGCCACATAATCGACGGCAAAGCCGGTTCCCATTTCCACGCGGTTATAGTTGTCGTTGGACAGCCAGGTGGAGCAGGATTGAATAACCTTGTACCCTTCCCGGGTTTCAGCCACCGCGATCACGCCAGCCTTGATCAGATCGTCCGTATCGGTCGGAATGCGGTATTTCTGGATCAAGCCCTGGATGGTGATGGTTTTGTTGGTCAGACTGGTTCCCGGGTCGCTGCCGGTGATCATCCCGCCAAGCAGAGCTGCCATCATGTACGGGGCATATTCGACCAGAATGCCATTGGCATTGTAATCTTTGTAGCCCGGCGTCGCCAGATAGCACCGGTCATGGTTAATGTTATATGCCCGGAGGGCCACCGCATCCATCGTTTCCCCGATGGCGCCACCGACGATGCAACGTCGTTCCATACCCGCCGTGTCGCTCATGTAATCGCAATGCGTCACAGCCATGGCGTGGATCGATGCGGAGCTGGAAAGCGGAACGACGCACTGCACATCCTCTGTCTGGAGGGCATCGAAGCAATCCTGCCAGTCGGTGTTCGTCGGGGTAGTGGCATTCCCGCCATGCAGGAACGTGTACCCGATATTGGCCGGCACGACTCCGGCTTCAATCGGTCGATACACATCGACGAAAGATTCGGACAGGCTATCCAGCCAGTCGGCGATGGCTTGCAAGTTGGCCGTGATCCCCGTAGCGGTCAAAATGCTCGCATCGATCACATAATCCAACTTGCCGTAGGTTTCATAATCCCGATAGGTCGGGTTGTAGGAAGCAACCAGATCCGCATGGGCGTCGAAGAAATCAACCACCTTGGACACGGTATCGTAAACCGTCAGATCGCAAGTCAGCAAGGTCGTTTCCGCCCCGAGGACACCTGCAGAAACCACGATGCTGGCAGCCGTAACGGTAACCAAAGCAGAGGCCGCGGCACCGGTGTACTGCAAGGTGAAATAGGTCGCCCCCAGGTTATCCTTGATGTACTCCTGATTGTCCATGCTGGTGGCAAGATATTTCGTCCCATCAACCGTGCCGTCTTGAACCTTGATCCGGATCCGGGTGGTTTGACTGCCGTAATCCGAAGATTCGACACACAAAGCAGCAGGGGTCAGTTCATAGGTGTCACCGGCCGACGGGGCATTGCGCCAGGCGTATCGGAGATCACAAACCAGCGTCGAATAGGTGAAAGAAGTGATCAGGTTCGTTTCGCCAACTGCCGCCCCACTGGTCATTTTGATCCGAAAGCCATTGTAAAAGCCATCCTCGGTGCCAACCACGGTGCCCAAGGTGATCTGTTGGGCCTCTAATCCCACGAGGCTGCCGACGATACCGGTTTCCGCAACAACATCCTGGGCCAGTACCAGATGGGACTGGGTCGCCGGATCCACACGCACCGCAAAAATGTTTTGGGGAGCATTCGTTTCGGCCGACGGGGAAAACGCCTTTTTAATGGCCTCGACCAGCTCGCCGCTGGTGAAATATTCAACTGCTTCCTTGGGGTTCCCCAACTTCACCACCGTTTTGGGGGTTCCGCCCAAACTCTGTCCGATGATCGCCAGGTTGTTCTCGACCGTCAGGTTCTTGTTGGCCATCGCCGAATCATCGATGCGGGTGGCTACCGCCGGGGTCGTCAACAGCCGTCCATTGAAAAATACAGGCATGATTTATCCCTCCATTATGCAGGCGCGTTGCAGAAATCGGTATATTGCTTCTGAAAATCCTTGGCCCTGGCCCGCTCCACTTTCTTGGTGAATTTCATGTAGTGGAAAAACCCACCGATCAGCTCCACCCGCTTGTCGCTTAAAGACAGTTTCTTGCAGAACTCAGTCAACGTAATCGTCATGTTACCCCCTCCTTACACTTCGATGAAGTCTTCGTTTGGATCAAATTTTATATAAAGTTCGGCATCCCTGATGATGGTATATGCCTTGTTCCACGTCGAAAGCCCGCGGAAGCCCAACATGGTTGAACGGTAGAACAAATTTTGAGGCAAATGCTGGTACAACGGATCAAAATCCGTTGCCGAAACGGTCAGCTCGTAAAAGCCTTTTTCCTCCGCCCACACCTCGGCTTGAATGAGAATGTACCGGGCGATAGCCTCAAGGAACATCGTCACGTCGCCGTTCAGGCTGGCACTGATCACCCGCAGATTGTACCGGTGATAATCGCCCTGGATGTCATCGGCATCGATGGACTCATCATCCACGTTGTTATCATCGGCAACGAAAGCGCCCACAAGCTGTTCATCGGGCGTGATGTTTGCCGGGACCACATACCAGGCCGGCAGCCGCGTATCATCGATCCCATACCCCTGCCCGATGTGGATCGTGTTGGCCGTCAAATAGGCTTTGACCTTGGCGATATACGCAGCCCCCAGCACATCGACATCGAATATATCGTCGACGATGGTCAAATCCTCTTTGATCTCCGCCAGCCCAGCCGCCAGGGCCGCGATGATCGATTTTTCCGGCATCATGATTGGCATTTAGATGATCCTTTTCACCACGTCGGCGAGATAGTCATGAACCCGGTTCACAAAGCGCCGGGCTTTGATGCCCGGGTGCCACCAGGAAGACGGATCGCTGTTGTCGCTCACCCGTCGGAAGGTGACGTATTGGTTCTGGACCGCCGATTTATAGGTTTTCGCTATCTTGACCATCCCCGCAAAAGGGCTCGTTTTCCAAGTGTAAGCCCCGGGACGGCCCCCTTTGACCGGGAGCTGGGTTCGCATACCGTAGCCGCCGAAATCCCCTGTTCTTCCGCCCCATACTGTCTTTCCCGTCGCATTCTCACTGCTGGCCTTGACCCGTTTGGCCGCCGCATAGATCAAACTCGTTGGAGTACCTTTCGGCGTGTGGCCGGTGATCGTCATCGGAGCCCCTACCCTCTTGCCAGTCGTTCCCGGCGTGCCATGGCGAAACGGAACCGTATTGTACCGGCCGTTTTTCCCCGTTTTGGCATTCGGCCCCTTCAGCAGCCCCGGCTTCATATCAAAAGGCGCCTTGCCGTTTTCAATGGCATTGGGCAGTTCCCCGACCAGGGCCACGGTTGCCCAGTTGCCTTCCACTTCGACAGGCTGGATTCCGGCGATATAATCGGCGGCGCTGCCCTCCAAATGGGTTTGGGCCTGCCGGATCCATTCACCCCGGGCCATCTCGGCGAGGGTGAAGACCCGCTCACGCATGGCGTCTTCATCATATCCCACCGCCGGCAGATGGCCCGATATGTCGATTTGAATAGGCATTGTTATGAACGCCTTCTCGCCGTTGCCCGCCCGGATGAATCCCGGGTTCGAAGTAAAGTATCCATCCGGTGTTCTGCTGCGGCCGTTTGTTTGTGACCGGATCGACCAAGCTGCCTCAAAGTCTCAGCGTGTTCCTTGTGAAAGTGGTCAATCGGCCCCCACTTCCACCCCTCGGGGTTACTCGCGGCGAATTTGGCGGCCTGTTTTTTCAACTTCCCGAGTTCAAGGGTATTCTCAGCCTGTTCAAAAAACTCTTTGATGTGGGGAAACCGCGTCTCGAAACTCTTTGGACCGATGCCAGCATCCGGCGCCGCAATTTCCTTTTCCGTCCCCCATTGTTTTTGGGCACCTGTTGCCTTTGATTGGTCAGGCTTGGAATCCGATTTTTCCTTGGGCTCATAGATCGTCAAGGTTTTGCCCGCTGCATCGAAGTGGGCAACCCCCTTGCCGTCTTTTTCATAGATGGCGCCTCCAAGCGATCCAGACTTGTCGCTCTTGTCCCAGGTGAAACCGTGCTCCATCAGAATCTTTTCGGCATCCGAAACGCTGCTCACGCCCGATTTCACATGGGCACCGAATTTGTCATATTTCAATTTTTCGGGAGTAGTTTTAACATCAAGGTCTTTCTTGGGCCCTGTATCTGTCGGGGCTTTACCCTCGGCCACCTTGTTCGTGTGATGGGGTTCGGCCCACATTCCACGATTGTCGCGGGTGAGCTTGTATTTTTCCCCTACCTTGTAGGTGCTCATGGTCCTGATAGCAGCCGGATTGGGATCACTGCTGCTGGGCCCATGTCGGTGGGACCAACCCGCCATGATTTTATCTTCTACTGGAGTGCCATCGTCATAGCTGAAAGCAACACGGTCGCCTTGGCCACCAGGCAGTCTCTCCACCTTGGTAACGACAACCGTAACCCCTTTGGAATAATCCCGCTTCGGTGGTTCAACTTTTCCCCGATCTTTTTGGTCCAACATACGATCGACCGCTTCTTCGATCTTTTTGATTGGAAAATCTCTGACATTGACATGGGCCAGGAACCGATCGGTCCCACCATCTTTGTCGGCGCGGAAATTTTTATCACCCGCATGAACCCGAAGGCCCAAGTAATCATTGACGACAGTGAATTTTTCAGTCGGAGAAAGGCTATCGATTTTCGCTTTCAGCTCGGCGGAGATTTTCCCGGTCGGCTCTTTGTCCTCTTTTGCATCAGGGGCAGCAGCCTTGTCGCCATGATGCTCCAAGTGGTCTGCATGAAAATCGACAGAGTTTTTCTCGCCATCAATTTTACCCCGCACGACATCGTATTTTTCCGAGTAACCAGTCACCTCCATCACCTTGCCATGGTGCTTGGATTTCGGATTGTTCACTTTGACCTTGTGCCCTTTGTGAAACGAGACATGTACTTCATCTTTGTGCCGGGCATCATCGTAGTCTTTGATGAATTCTCGTTTCCCGGTTTTGGGATTCAACCGGAAATGGGCTTTGATATGGGCCTTTTCCAAACTTTCGGCCCCGGGAAACACCACCTGGGCAAGATCTTTTGTATCCCCTGTTTCAAGGCTTTTCGCCAATGCTTCATCAAAAAGACCCATGGTTTACCCCTCCCAAAGATATTCAAGTTTGCAGATTGCCTGAATCGGCAGCCGGTGGTGCATTGGCTCAACCTGCCGGAATTTGATATGAGTGTCGCGAACGACATGAACATGGCTCAACACAAGCCATGTCGGGTGCATCCGGTACGCAACCGAATAACGGCTGCCGGCTGCCGGCGCTTGCCCGGTTCCCGTCCACCGGATCAGCCCGCCGGAAACTTCGTAATCAAGGATCGGCACATACACCACCCCGCCGGGGCCGACCACCCGAAGAATATCCACCATCTCAAACCGGGCCCGGTCTGTTTCCCCGGTCCCGCGGATGAGCAATTCGGAAAACGCAATCAACGACTTCCGGTTGACGATGCGATCATGATACCCGAGATCCACCTCGGCCTTGACCGTGAGCTGCATCGTGCCAAGCAACAATCCACCCGGCTCGATGAACTGTTTGTCCGTCTGGAGGCCTGTGATGATCCCTTGGATTTCCTGCCGGCCATAGTACTGCCAGCCATGCTCACAATATAAGCAAGTCGGGTCGGGATGGCCGGTTTGCAGGTCGTAGCAAGGACATTGCAAGGCCTGATAATGCTCCAGGTAGTACCCGTGCTTATCGACCAGGGCATCGAAGGATCCGACTTTGAAATCAACACGGCCTGCCATTATGCCACCGCCAATCTGAGCCCTTTGTATCGTGCCCGCAGATTCGGCAACTGGGCTTTGATTTGACGTTCATACTGACGGATGCGGGCGCTGTAAGCGGAGTTTTCCGCAGACTGGGTCGTATTGATGCTTTCGCTCAACCCATCGATGCTGAGACTTTGGGAAGCGATACCGGCACCCAACAAAATATCGCCCAGGATGTTCAACAACCCGATGCACGCCTTCATGGCGATCATGTCAACGATATCCCCGGGCACCTGTCCCTCGGCGAAACCCGCCGTGTAGGTCACATTGAACAAATGCGGCATATTCGATAACCGGGCGGTGATCAGCGGCAGCAAGACACCCGACCCGGCCCCCAGGAGGACTTGCGACAAGCTGCCGGTGGTCGGCACAAGCTGGAGCTGACCGGTCTGTTTGTAAATCCGGATCCAATCGGCAGGAAACGTCATGATTTCCTGGCCAGCGTAGCTTGCCACCAGCGACTCGACAGAGATCACGGGATATTGATAAAGCTGAAGGTAGCAAAATTGCTGATACTCATCGATGTAGTAGTCATGCGTTTCTTGGATCGAGGTCGGCTGGATCGGGATCATTAATTCTGTTTCAAGCCAGGAGATCCCCTGGCCGATCCAGTATTCGATAGTCGGCTCCCCCAACTCGTTTCCGTCTTCATCGACCAAAGGGATTCCGAACAGATAATTTCCGGTGATCAGTTCAGGTGTCGGCAGTTTCATCGCATACCTACTTTTTAAAAAAGTGAGTGGCCATATTAAGGAGGATCGTGAACAAGGCTCCGCCGATGGTCCCATAAAAAAGCAAGGTCACGCCCTGCTTGATTTGGACCTTGCTTTGAGCGTTGACCTCCGTTTTCAGCTCGTCAAAATCCTTGGCGCTGGCTTTTTTATCCAACTCGCCACGCAAAGCATCAACATCAGCTTTCGTGGCCCGGCCCTGGCTTAGTTGGTCACACCGATCCCGGGCCTTTTCCAGCATCCCCCGGACTTGCTCAATGGTTTCCCATTGTTCCTGGTCTTCTGCCTCAAGCCGTTTTAGGCTGCTTTTGATGAAATCAAGGGCTGTTTTGACAGTACCTCGCCATTCAGCAAAGGAAGTCCATGAATCAACGGATCTTTGGTCAGTCATAGACATTTATCTCATCCCGGGATCGGCAGGCACCGTAACGATGATCGCCGAGCAATCCTCGGTTATCGGATAGATCTCATGGGGCGTCTTGGACGGGATCGTCAGCCGCTCCCCCTCGCCCATGGTCTTAATGTTCTCGCCATAGACAATTTTCATTCGTCCCTTGCAGCATAGAATCCATTTTTTTTGAGACTGATTCAGACTCGGAAATGGCTTCCCGTCCATTCTGGCCCTGACGATAGCCCCAACAGAGAACCCGTCCATGCTGTGCTCCCACACGGTAAGATCAAAATCCCCCGCATTGTGGTGCCCCTTTTCGCCCTTGATCACTTCGCCAAGGGCAAAAAGGGTATCTAAAGAACGCAGGCCGGGTTCCAGCTCGTTCAATCTCACCAATGCTTCATCAAGGTTATTCATTGGTTTCGGCGTCCTTTTTCGGTTTACGCCCCCGGGTTTTCTTGATCGCCTCATCGTCGATGGCTGGAACACGCCCGGTGGCCCCTGCTGTGTCCTGGGTGTTTTCTTCCTTGGCTGCGCCGGCTTCATTCAATGGACCGGCAGCATTCGCACCATCATCCGTTTTTTCATCCGATGCACCGCCGGTATCATCCGACACCACCCCTCCATCGTCTTGAGCCTCTTTGACTTTGGAAAAGCCTTTCAACGGAAGAACGGTAGCCGCAATATCGTCGGTGACATCGGCGAAACCGTCGGCGTCGAATTCCACGATTTCATTGCCGACCAGAAGTTTTTGCCCACCCAACACAGACGTATGAATTTTCGGCATGAGAAGATCCTTTCAGTTGCTTGATCAGTTCAAATAAGGGGCGGCATTTCACCGCCCCGGAAGAATTAGCTCAGACGGCATTAGGGAGTTTCAAGAACAGCCACCCGGGCCTCGAGATCGTTGTTGCTGTCGATCAAATCATCGAGCAGATCGGCCAGCCCCGCCTCTTTGATCGCCGGGTCGTAATCCTCAAGCATCCGTTTTTGGGTGTCGGTCAGATTCGAAATTGTTGCCATGGGATAACCTCCATTGGAAAAAGCGTTTATGAAAAAACCCAGGCGTCGGAGTCGACCCCTGGGTTTTCACGGGTTACGAACCCCCTTAAAGTCTCAGGGGAATTACCGAATTACACCGCCAGTTGGCTGCCACCGACATTGATGAACTGCACCCATTTCTTGGGGGCGTACAGGATGAAGGTCAGGTAGCAGAGGATCATCCAACGGTAGGCCGGAGCCAAGGTCGCCAGATCCATTTTCATCAGCGGAGCAAGCTGTTTGACGGAGATGACTTGCGGGCTCAGCTCACCCACAAAAGCCTTGGTCGTGCCAGCCATCCACAGGCCGGTATCGTCCCAGGTGGTCGTTCCGGCGTTGGCCACGCTGTTGGCACGGATACGGCCGACCAGGTATTTCGTGGTGCCACCCGGCAGGGTCTTGTAGATGTTGAAATACTCGGGCGCCACGGACACGGCGGCGGCGTTGGTGATGGTGAAGGGAACGTGCTTTCCGAGATCGGCAGCAGCCACGGTCACGGCAGCAGCAGCATTCACGGCAGCCGACTCACCGTAGCGGTTCACGGCGGTCACGGCGTAATTGTAGGTGCCGGCGCCACCATGGGTCGCCCACACACCATCGGTGCCAGCCATAGCTGCGGCGGCAAAGGTCGCAGGAGCCGTCGGAGCATTGGTGCTGGTCGCAGCGGACGGAGGAGTTTTGCCCGAGTTCAGGAACACATCGGGGTTGAGGTTGACCTTGCCGAAGGGGGTGTTCACATCGGGGATATTGGCACCGACGGTATAGCCACCGCCTTGGGTGGGCAGCGGTACGCGCTCTTTGGGCAGCATGGTGTCGCAGAATGCCTGATGAGCGGCGAAGCTCAAGAAACAATCCGACGGAACACCGTAATTGCTGGCGACCAACTGAGCCGCATAGGAGAACGCACCCTCACTCAGAGGAGCGCCCTTCAGATCGACCACGTTGGCGGCGTTGATCTGTTTTTCCAGACCGCTGAACTCCACACCTTCACGGTGGGTCGAATCGGTAGCCGCACCCAGGTAACACATGTCGGCGTCGCCGTTGAATAGGCCCCATTCCAGGTTTTTGAGAATCCACAGGATGCCGTTGGCATTTTCCTGGGCCATCACATCACCGATGTTGGTGCGGACCAGGGTCATGGGGTGAGAAACGCTGCGGGTCGTACCCAGGAACTTCACCAGGCTGGTTGCGCGGTTGTAGGTGGAATCCACCGTATCGGGCAGCGTACCTTCAGGAATGAAGGCTCCGGACTCATCGCCAACAGCCGTCAACTGATTGTATTCCTCGACGGTCGAGTAAGCGGGTAGTTTGGGAACGCGCTGCCAGAAAGCACAGTGTTTGGCCTGATGGGTCAGCACTTTGAGGCTGGCTTCCAGGGACTCCACGCGCAAAGCGCCGCCGCCGGTGGACACCGGACGGTCATGGCCGGCTTCCAGGGCTTTGTTGAGTTCCTCAACTTCGCGCATGCTGGTGAAACCGGCGGTGTGAATATCTTCGTATTGAGCCAGTGTGATGATATCGTTCATTTGAATTTCCTCCTACAGATTAGAAGTAATTGATTACTTCGACTTAAGATGAAAAAACTACCGGCCTTGAAACTTCTTCTGAATGTGGGGCGGCAACACGCCGCTGGACTCGAATCGAATCACATCCAGCGAAGTCACACCCGGTTCACCACGCTCGAACATGTCGGACAAAGACTTGAGGATGTCGGCTTTCGACATTTCGATCCCCTTTTCTTCGTCGTTGAAACCTTTTTCCAGCACGGAGACTTTGGCCTTGGGAGCCCGGGCAGGAGTCCTGCTCAACTCATCGTTGAGGATATCCAGCGACTTCCGCAGGGTTTCAGCTTGCTGGTCCGTCTTTTCCGAAACTGCCTGGAAAGACTTCCGCAGGGTTTCGGCCACAGCCTGGACGACGGACTGATTGGCCTCACATACCGTCAACAGACTTTTCTCGATGGTTTCGACGCGGGTATCGAGGTTTTGACGAATGCCATCGATGGCATCGCCAACCCGGTCCACCAGATCCGCCAGGAAGTCACTCACTTCAATGGCTTTTCGGATATTTTCGGAACCGGCAGCGGCTTCCTCGGCAAAGGAGAGGGCATCCCCGGACAAGGCTTTTTCGGTGTCTTCATCGCCTTCGTCTTTGTCCTGGTCATCATCGTCCTCGCCATCATCCCCCTTGACCAGTGCTTCGTCAGCAGCAGCTTCCCCCTGGCCGTCGGCCGACTGACTTTTTTCCAGATCCTCACCGGCAGCCGCATCCAGATCATCCGCAACAGGGACCATCCCCTTTGCCAAATTCTCCAGAGCGTCAAGCGATTCCAGGAAAGCTTTTTCCGGCATCGTTGTTTTTTGTTCCGTCATGATTTGTCCTCCTTGTGTTATAGGCCGACAGTTGCCAAGAACTTCCGATTTTCGGTATTGAAAATCATATTTGCGACCCGTTTTGCGTTTTCCTCGGAATAACCACGTCGCATCAGATATTGGACGGCTTCATCCTCGGTTAGCTCTTTCGTTTCACCTTGCGGGATGTCCAGATTCGTCACCCCTTCCTCGACTGCCTCTTTCCGAAGGGCTGATCCCCCATCCTCGACGGGCCGCTGGGTTCCGGCCATCATCATCTTTTCCAAATCGGATTGAGCTTTGCCCCCAAAGATCTTTGACAAGCACCTGGAAAAAATCTGTTCCAGGCGGTCCCAGTAGCCCAACGGCTCAGGCTCTACTATATTCGGGGCCTGGGCCTTTTCCTCCAGATCATCGACATAACCATTGACGGCGATATCATGGGAAATGCTTTTGATGACATCGAGGTAGGTGTAGGGGTTGACCGGCTCGGCGGTGATGGCAATATCCTTGACCCAACACTGTTTGATGATCTTGCCGTCACGCTTGAGGGTCTTTCCTTCAACACTGAAACCCAGGCGGCGCTCGCTGCCGGATTTCTGCAGGGCCTCGGCCAACTCAACAATGCCTTTGGCCCGGGGTGTGTCGAACAGATACCCTTTGACCTGCAACCCATTGGGCGTAACTTTCGCTTCGGTGGGGACGCCGACCTTTGCATCGGTGGTCTTGGCATGATTGTCGTTGAAATAGCCGCGGCTCAAAAGATAGGACAGATCCATCCCGGCCAAGATAACCGTTTCGCCGGCGATGTCTTCTCTTTCAACGCTGGCGACCCCTTCAATCCATGTCTTGCCATCGTCCCCTTTTTTCAGATCGATGGGAACATGGAACCGGAATGACCCGTCCTCGTGGAACCCAATTGGCGTTTGGTTTTCCATCATGTCAGACCTTCAAATAAAAAGAGGGAGTAAACGGCGCAATTTTCCTGCCGAATACTCCCTCAAAATTGGAGCTTAACGCTGCCCACCGACAGCAACCGAAAATGAAACGAGCTAACCCAACATACCCCGACCGCTTAGAAAATCATTCCTGCCCCCTTAGATTTAGCCACAAACCGAACTAATTACAGTAATTAGATACTTATATTATAGCCAGAATCAAAAATACCTGTCAACGGGGATAAACGATATGAACCAACTTTTTTTTCGGAGTAGCAGAAACCGGCATAGCCAACTGCACCGGCAAAACCACGTCAGCCCCGCATTTTCGGCATTTTCCGATGCAGCGATCCCCCTCCCAAACAAGTATGCTGGTCCGGAGTTTTTTCTTTCCGTCAGGATATTCCCGGATCATTTCACTGCCGCAAGTACCGCATGCGACCAAGCCTTTCGTCATTTGACCCCCGCTGCCATCCGGTCAAGGATCTGTTCCATTACGCTGTTCCACTCGATAAAATGGACAGCCCGATCATCCACATAGACATCGGCCAATACCTTTCGGGAGATCTGATTAGGCGATTTGATCTCAGGATGAACATCCGCATTGATCGCATCGTAGCCGATCTCGTATTTGTCCAGATATTCCTTCAAGCAAACTTCATTGTTCCGACAGGTCCAAATGATGACTTTAATCCCGTGGCCCCGCAAAACATCGATCGCTTCCTTGGCCCAAGGTTTCGGCGGAAGGAAATGATCGTCCCCTTTATAGCCGTCGTACTGGGCGATCACTCCATCAAAATCGATCGCAACAATGAATGGAGAGGCTGAATCTGACATTAATCCCCCTTGAACTGTTTGAAAACGACCCGCCCTTCTTTGTCGAATTCGTGAAGCTTCGGATTGAAGTACGACATCTCACACAAGCAATGAGGATGAACCGGCGGCATCCCGGGCGCCCGCCGGATCTCAGCCGCCGTGCGATCGATATTGCTCCGCGCAGCCAGGTCCGCCAACTTGAACACCCGGGGCACTCCCCGGGAAAGAAAAGCCTCCCGGCACAGGTCACAGCAATCAGGATGGGGCCGGACGACGACATAGGCATCAGGCCCGAACTGCTTTGTTATCCCATGGGCCACGCCATGTGTCCTGGCGCTATGCAACTCGGTGTTGACGATCCGATGCCAATCCCGCTGAACATCCTCTGTCGCCCGTCGAAGCAAGGTGACCATCTCACCCCGGGTTTTACGATGCCGGGTTGCCGCCGACATCGTGGTTTGGATCGTGTCCCGCATGACTGCCTCTTTGGCAGCATCGTGGATGATCCGCATCGTCGCTGTCTCAATCCGGTTCCCCAAGCCCTGGCAATAAAGCGCAGCCGAGGTGTTGAGCCATTCAACCGTTGCTTTTTCGATCGGACTGAGCGGCAGGTTCCGAAGGGTTTCTTTGATCACCGAAAACGGTGCCGAAGCTACCTTCGGGTCGAGCGAAGACAGCACCCCGTACAGGTAGGCATCGGCGATGACACTGTCGGGAACATCCGGACCAATAATTCCAGCCGCCCGCAGCTTATCGACATTGATCCCCGCCGGCGGTGACCCGGTCAGATAATAAATAGCGACACCCACATGTTCGCGGATGATCCGGGCAATTTCGGCAACTTGGTCTTTATTCAGCATGCAGCTTTTTCCCGTGTTCCAAACCCTTCAAATACCAACGCAGGGCCACTCCATCGAGAACACCCCCACATTTGCTGCAGGTGCATTTCTGACGGAAATTGAAACCGCTTTGGTCGGTCACCCCAAAATCATGAGGCCCGGGGCAACGATCCAGCCGGCGGTGGTTCTCCCGGATTTCCTCAAATATCGCTCTGACCGTTTCTGCCCCGAAGGTGAACTCTTTTTCCGCTTCGCTCATATGGTCAACCTAATTAATTACTTCGACACGAGGCCAAAAAAATTATCCCTGGATGACGCCCTCGATCCGCTTGGTCATCTTTTTCATCTGACCATCAAATTGACCAGTCACCGTCCGGGCCAGTTCCTCCAGGGCCGGTTGCCTGAATTTACGAGCCGGCCGCTGGATCTTTTGACGGATGGTACCAAGTGCTTTTTCGAGGGTTTCCTCGAGTTCAAAATCCTGAAGGTTGTGTTCTAATTCCACGATCGGCATGCTACCCCTCACCGTCATCAGCAAGCAGGTCTTCATCAGTATCTTTATACCCAGCAAGAGCAAGATCCTCGGCAAGATGATCAAGTGGATGGCTCAGATCCAACGGAGACAAATTGTTCGCTTTCTCATATTCCCGAATACCCAGGCAGATGTTACGATCCAAAACCTTTTGCATCCGGTACACAAGATCGTTTAAGTGGGTATAATGTTCGGCTGTTTCCACCATCTCGATCGGGATGAGCTGGCAAATCATATTACTGACATCCCCCGGCCCCTTGTAGGTTTTGTTTTCGTATTCAACCAGTAATTGTTCAGCCAATTCGACCCGGCGGAACATGTCCGCGAACATGTCCCCCTTGGCGTCGTACAAATCCATGTATTTGGTCGTTGAAAGAATAGCCATGATCGCCTTAGCACCGTCACTCAAAAGTTCCGGAGATTCCTTGTACTTGATCCGAAGGCTTTCCAGAACATCATCCCGCATCTTGTTTAAATCCATAGAGTCACCTTTGATATGATATGATTCGATTCGGTTTCGATCGATACTTTATTTGTATTCCGAATTTCAACAACCGTCAAGCCCCTTAGATAATTACCTTAGTGGGCTTTGGAGGCGCCGGGGGCTCTTTCCCCATCTTGGAATATTCGCGGCTGGCCGCCTGCTCGTTTTCTTCCTTCAGCCGCTTTTCATCAGCGATTGCCCTGTTTATCGGACCCTCAACATCGAACCGCTGGGGCAAATTGAATGCTGCAGCTCGTTTGCCAGCAAACACCGATGTAGGCAATTGATCTTTGAACCACTGCGTCAGTGCCTTCGCCCCGTCTTTCCACACCTCACGGGGAAGCTGCTTGGCGTAATCATACGGAGCACTTCGGCCGGCCATGATCCGATCACCAAGCTGCATCACCGCCGGCGCATACCGCGGCGGTACCCCGCGGCGAATCAATTGGGCCGCATAGATCGCCCGACCCTTGGACTCTTTGACCTTTTCGCGGACAACGGCGATGACCTTCTCATCCTTCGGATGGACAGGAAGGATTTTTCGATTCCGGGCCAACTTATTCCGAAGGTTGACATCTTTTTTCAGCGTCGCCATGAACTCGGGATAGAGCATCCCCTCATTCTGGAAAGCCTCAATAATTCGGTTAAGCTCCCGAGGAAGCAGCAGCGTTTCGATCGTCGAAGTCGCGTAAGGCTCCATCGTCGCCGGGTTGTAAGCCAAACCGGTCAGTTCGGCTGCAGCTTCCTTTTTGGTGATGGTCGATTCAAACTCACCGATGCCGGTCCACCGCTTCATGACATCGAGGATCTTTTCATCCCCGTAGAGCCAACTCATCATGTCTGCCTCATCGGCAAGGCCTTCCTCCAAGATCATCGCATCTTGTTTGGAAACAAAGGCAGAAGCCATGATCTCGTTGAGATCCCCGATCATCTCTTTGACAGCCGCCTTATCGACAGCCGACGTGATCGGAGCATCGGTGGTATCCCCATCCTCCTTGACCAAGTCATCCCGCACCGTCGCCGTTTCCCGCTCATGGATCTTTTCAGCCTCACTCCGGGCGTAGGAGTCGGCATACTTCCGGAGGCGCCCCTCAATCCCGCCCCCGGTATCGAGCAACGGTTCGTAACTGGCCACCGCCTTGGTCAAACCATCGATGATGTCGGCTGGGCTGATTTCACCCTCCGGCACCGTGGGATATTTCGCTACGCGGTTGTTTACCGTGCGTTCCAGCATCGACCAATGCTCGGCAAGGATTTTACGGGCAATGTCCTCATCGGCTTCTGTAGGAACCCGCATCCCCGTTTTTGCATCGTAACCGAAATGCCCTTTACGATGCAGCTCGCCGCTTTCCAGATCTGCACTGAGCGGCTTGTCCGTTACCCATTTTTTCCAGGTGCCGTCGTCTTCATCAAAAGTTTTCGCCTCTTTGGTGATCGTCGGCCGGGGCACCCGCTCATATTTCTGCTTGTCCAAGATTCCCTGCAGCCGGTCTTCGTCGACCTTTCCCACCTTGTCCGCTTTTTTTCTTCGGTCAACCACCCTGATAGAATATTGCGTCGAAGACCCGACCTTCAGCGACGATTCAACCCCGATCATCCGACCATCCGGCCGCCGGTACACGCCGCCGACTACCAGGCGCTTGGCTTCCTCGGCCACCCGCTCTTGAATCGTCTTTTTCTTGTCCCGGTCCTTGTAGTATTTTTCAAAATCCCCACGATCGACCAGAATCGTTTCCCCTTTCAGATTGGTCGCCTCGACGGTCTTGCGCTCGATTACCTTTTTGGTTTCTTCATCCGCCCGGTGAACCAACTTGATGTAATTGATGTTCATCGTCTTGGCTTCATGCTTGCCGGTTTTCGCATTGAAAAGCGCAACCGACACCCTCGGCGAAGGACCGGCCAAATCCCCGCGGAAAACCCCTTCACGGCCCTTATGAGCGCCCCAGGATACAACCACCTTGTCGCCCTCGGAAAACCTCTGCAAATCCTTCGGATCAATTATATGCTTCTGACTGATCTCGGCATGGTGTTCGGCTTCATTACCCTCCCGATGATGAGACACTCGGGCCAGCTTGGTCTTTTTGTCCTTGTCCGGATTGACCCAGTGGATCCGCTCAACTCCATCCTTGCCAACGACTTTTTTTGGCACCAGATGGGTGTAGTACCCGTGCTTGAAGGCCGCTTTTTCCAAATCAAATTCAGCCAAGGGTACAACCTTGATGTTTTTCAGATCGATCAACATATAGCCGGGCCTCCAATATATGTAATTACTTACTTGTATTTATGGATAAAACTAATCTTTTTGCCTTAATTCATCGATGGCATCGAGCACCTCTTTCGGATCCCGGCCGGACGCTTTCACATCCGCTCGATGCAACGCCAGCAAAGTCTCAAAATGCTTGTGGGCCATAAATTCCCGAGCCTCGCTTTCGTCCGATCGAAGGAATTTGGTCCGCAGGTTGCCATGATGAAGGACCAGATGCTTGATCTCTGCCTGATCATCCTTGGAGAACCCCAGGCGATCGAGAACCTTGCCCACCATCTTGTAGCCAGCGTATTCATGGCCATCGAACACGATGCCCCGATCCGGATGTACCTGTTGGGTCGTTGATTTGCCGATATCATGCAGCAACGCCGCCCAGCGGACGTTATCGCTGGCATCCGCTGGCAAGTGTTTTATGACCTGGATCGTATGATCGAAGGTATCCCGATAGGGATGGTGGACGCCTTGTTCGACCCCATACAACGCCGCCACCTCGGGCAAAGACTTTAAAAAGCCGCCGGACTTGACCTTGGCCTCCAGCTCCTTGACGCCCGCATCCGTCCGCAGCAGCTCCGTAACCGTTTCCCTGATCTTTTCCATCCCCTTGTCAATCGTCACGACATGGTGTGAAACCTTTTTTCCAGACCGCGAACGCTTATCATCATAGGCGCGAACGGTCTGCATTTTGCCGTGGCTGACCCGGGTGTATTGCTTGACGTGCGACATGGCCCCTCGCTACCGCTTTACGGTGAAATCGGTTGCCTTGCGTTCTCTTTCAATAGAACGTGCTTTGCGACGCTTATCCAGGTACTCGAAAGGATCGGTTACACCGATCACTTCCTCACCGTCCTTGACCGTGGAGTCCTCGTAAAGACACTCCACCCCCTCGCCGAACAGGTGCCCATTGAAAAAACGGCAATTCAGGCAATAGTTCTCGTAATGCTGCTCATCGGCCCGGACCACATCCATGAGTTTTTCACAGTAAATCTGGCCATTGTAATCGAAATAATTCGAATGATTAACGAGCATCATTTTTCAGCCTCTTTTACGGGTTAGTTTTGCCGGAACGATCCGTTAATTCCAAATCCACCCAATACATCGGAATGACGGCATTGGCATCCTTGACCGCATGTTCATCGTTCAACACCTTTGTCGAATAACCCGGAACCATCTTGTTTTTGGGAGCAAAAACCGTATCCGCTTTGTCGAGACTGGGAGTTTCGTGGGGATTGGAATTCGGAGCCCCATAGCTCTTGTCATGGACTTTGCCCAAAGAAACCTTGTTCATCAGAAAGACGCCCCGAGTCCCCGGACGCCGGGTTACGTTGCAGTTGCCCAAAAGATATTGTGCGCTTTTGGAACTCACATCCGTAACATAAACCCCGTCGCCGAGCATCCCGCCGCCAGCCCGATAAGACGACTTCACAATCGATGCGGCTGCTTGGAAATTGGTCGAGTGGTAGCCATACATGACGTTGTCACGATCTTTCTCAATCTTTTTGTATTTACCGTGATGATCCATGCCGCCGATTTGATAGATCCCATGGATTTTGAAAAAGAACCCGCCATGCACATCTTTATCCCAGGCCTTTTCAATCTTTTTTCGGAGAAAATTGGCCGTCTTGTCATCCACGGATTTGAACGTACAGCCCAAGTAATCCGGCGGTGGGTCACTTCGATCCGCCGGGTCGGCTCCTTTTTGCCCCGATGCCTTGAGCTTTTTCTGTTTCTCGACCTCTTTCCAATACCGCTTGGACATACTATCGGCGATGTCATCCACTTTGCCGCTTTGTCGGGCAATTTTCATCCCAACCGCTCGCGGGCCTTGATCTTGAATCAAACCTCTCGGAAAAACCCGGCTTTTAAACGGCCGGTTATAATTTTTCGTCAAGTTAGCCTGTCCCACGACAGTGACATAATTCGCCGCCCACTGATCTCGCAAGATGTCGCTGTTTTTGATTCTCTTGAGAATTTCGTCTGATATTTTTTTCTGAGGGTAAGTAACCATTCCCGGCTCTATAACCCGGAAATTGGACCATCTGGCAAAAGGTGGGGCTCCAACACCGCCGGATGCAATAAAGGAAGTCATTGAATCGTTATCCCCGGAAAAGCCCCTATCTTTGATAATAGTCGCCAGTTCGACACCAAATTTTTCATGCAGATATCGAACTGCACTGCTACGTTCTTTCATCACATTGAGAAAACCCCGCATTTCAATATCATCAGCAGGGCTCCCAGTCCAAGCGATCTTGCGCGCTCTCCCCATAAAACGAGTCAAGCCATCGGTTACATCCCTCATGGTGAGATGTTCCGGATTGCCTTGAAAACCGGGGCCGGCATAAGCGTGAAAAAGCTCCTTGACCGATTTTAGATCAAGCAGATCATCAGCATTCAACTTGGTATAGTGGTCCAAGAACTCGGAGACTTTCATATCCGGAGTAAATTTTTCCATCATTGTTTTCATGAACTCAGACGGCTTGACCTGATGCGAATCAGGCCCAGTATTTTTTATCCGCAAAGAATGGGCGAGATTCTCAAGCATAAAATCTACCGCAAGCAATGAATGTTGCTGTTTGGCTGTTTCTTTCGAAACCGCTTCCTCGATGAGCTTGCCGAGTTCCTTGAGATCTTCCTCGATTTTAACATAATCGTAGCCAGCCTTTTCCCAGTCCTCTTTTCCGCGTTGGATGAAACCAATCGCCGTATCGGAAATAGGCTTGTCGCCTTTAACATCAAGACGGAAAGCGGTCATGATATCGCCTGTGGTACGCCAATCCGAATTCAAATACTCATTCACATATTTCGGGATGGTGTACCCACCTCGGGTCTTGACCCCATACCACCTGTCATTGCTCGCTCTGTAACCGGAGGAAGGTACATTCGTCGTCCCAGCCTTCGCAGTGATTTTCTGAAGATTTTTCTTGATGTATTCGGCCGCTTTGTCGTCCAGCGGGACCATCCCCGTGACCCGGGCCAAGGACCGTTGATCGTTGCTGGCGTATTTCCAGGCAGCCGCTTTGTCATGCGGAAAATCCGCCGCAGTCTTCGGAGGTTCGGGAGCCTTCGGAGGTTCGGGAGTTTTTTCCGGTTCAGGAGCTGGTTGTGCCGCCGGAGCTGACTGGTTGTTCCCCGACAGGTTAACTGCAGAAGCCGGGCTCACATCCGTGTAGGAACCGTCATCGAGTTTCAATCGGACCACGTTGTACTTGTCGGAAAAGGAGGTGACCACACCCTCCTTGTCGTGATGCTTGCTGCGGGGATTACTGATTCGGACCCTATCCCCAGGATCGAAAGTGATTTTTGCAACCGCCGGCGGGGTGGCTGGCGGCTTGGTTACCGGTTTAGCTGCCGGCGCAGCAGCCTTCTTATCCTCCGCTCGCTTGATCAATTCCTTTTCGATGTCTTTGGCGACTTCCCGCTTATCGGCGGTACCCCACTCCATCAACGCCCGCATGAAATTGTAGAGCTTCTGGCTCTCTTTGATCTTGGAGATCCTGGCCTTGAGCTTGGCTGCATCCATCGATTCGACCCGCTTTCTTTCGTGGGCCATTTCCGCAGAAGCAAAAGAGATCCCAGCCAACCCCAACGCAGTCTTGGCATCATCCAACGTCATGGCTTTAGCCGGCGGAGGTGTCGCCGGCGAGGCGCTGCCGGCTACCGGCGTATGATGCTCCAACTGATGGGGCTCAAAATCGGCGGTATGGTTTTTCCCGGGGATATTTAAACGCACGACATTGTACTTGTCGGAGTAATGGCGGACAGTCATCACCTGGCCGTGGAATTTGCTCCGGGGGTTGTTCACCCTAACCTGATGGCCCTGGTGAAACTCAAGATCTGCCTTGCCATGAACTTTGGAATCGTAATCCTTGATGAACAGCAGTTTGCCGGTTTTCGGATCACGACGGAAATGAGCTTTGACATGTGCTTTTACCAAATCGACGTAGATGAAATGCTGCATCTTATCCCTCATCAACGTAATCAATTACTTTCGCGTTTAGACGCAAAAATAGGGCGGCCAGGTACCATCAAAACGTGCATCAAATCCGCAGCCAAAGATTTCTTCAACCCCGAATCCGGGCGAGAATCCTTGCCCTCGAACCGGAGCGATTTTATCATCCCCTTGGATCGTGCCGCCAGGCGCTGCTTGAATGCAGACATGTCCATCTCAGTCATGCCGCCGTAGAGCCGTTGTCCCACCTTGTCGTAATTGGCATCAAAAGCAGCCTTGGCCTCATCCTTGGAGTCGAAACCGAGAAACACTTTATCCTCATCGAACTTTTCATTGTCTGCCCGGTTCAAATGCACCACGAAAACCCGCTCAGACCCGCGGGAAGGCCCGATAAAGCAATCGACATGGTCACCGTCGGCCCCCTTACGGCGAACCTCATCAGAAAGGCGGATATACCCGTAGGCATGTTTCATCTTGGTCTGCCATTCGTGACCATCTTTATCCACCCCGCGGCGAACCGACCCCTTTCGGTTTTCAATCGAAATGTTTAAACCCTGGAAGTCCGTTCGGCCCTGGAGTTTATAGGCCGCTTTTTCAAGGTCGATGATCAGCATCGAGACTATCCCTCCGAATGTCAACGTAATTACTTACTTTATCACGGGAAGCCGCTTTTCCGCAAGCAGATATGTAAATCACTTGACCCGGCCGTACATATAAGACTCAACGATGAAATGTGGGTACCGTGCTTTGAAAGACTTGTGATCCGCGTTGACCGTGGTTCCAGCGTTGTAAAAAGTAATCCCTTCGTAAAGAAACTTCCGCCAGTACCAAAGATCCGTTGCCGCCATCAACCGGTTGAACTGGGGATCCCAGGTATTGCCAAACATGGCCAAACCGTAAGACCGTTTCTTTTCCACCGACATGATATTTACGCCGATCACATCCCCCTCAAGCCTGAAGACCCGCCCCTCATACGAAACCCCCGCCAACCCCTCCAGCACCCCCATAGCGGCCCTTTCAGCGCAGCGGTAATACCTCCGCCTGGGGAACATGATTTGAAAGGTTCTTTCATCCGCTAATTTATGATCCACCCATAAGTCATGCAGCCGGCGGCACTCGCCCAAGTTCTCCTGGCAAACCGGTTCGATCACAAAACCGCCGGTGCGGATGTAAGTCAGCGGATGACGGATCTTGTTTTTTCGCTTCTTCGTATTCGGATATGAAGCAGGGTCGAAAACCAGACTCAGGTCGTAGGCGATCTCTTTGAACTTGCTCTGGTTGGGAAGCCCCGGAATCGGATCGAGCGAATAGACGATTCCCGCCTTTTGCAATTCCATCAATGCCGGCAGGTCTGCCTGGACATATCGGAAGACGAACGATTTCCACCCGCCGGTGCGTGACGGCAAAACCAGAACCCGGCCTCGATAGAGGAATGCCCGACCCTCTTGAATGTATTCATGCAAATAGAAATAGGCATCCAGGCATCCCAACGAAAAGTTATGCACCCCCCTGTTATCCAGCTCTGCCAACTGCCCGATCTCGGTTGCTTCCCGCCGGAGCTGATGCACGAAATCTTGTTTAATTTCCTTGGCCCGGTCCTGCTTCTTGCGGATATCGGTCAAAAACTTATTGGCCAACGCCGGATTTTTGATTTTCAACGCCCGATAATACCCGGCCTGTTTTTCATCCAGCGCAATCCCGTTGATCTGCATACAGCCTCTTTTCTTTTACACGGAGACAGAGCGTTCGATTTCGATCTCAATATCCGCCGATTTCACCGTATCATCGGCCGCCACGGCAATGGTCAACTCACCGACATATGATCCCGGAGATAACCCCGCCGTATCAGAATCCAGAACTCCCACCCGGGCCACATTCGATTCGATGGTGAAATCCTCTTTGACTTTACTGATCAACGCCTCTGAATCGCTTTTCGATTGCTTGACCACGAACGTCAAGTCTAAGGCGGAAGCCAAATCGGTGTAAGCAACCCCACCGCGAGTCACGCTGAACGACAAAGTCTTTCCTTCGCCCTGTTTAAATTTGTATTTCATATCCTCGACCCCCACTACATATCGTCAAGTTCAACCTCGATTTCCATCGTGCCATCAAATTCCAAATCGATGACGGTTTCTTCCGCCAACTCGATAGCGGCAACTTCCATCCCGGTTCCGAAATCAATGCCTATTTCGTAGCCCATGACCATTCCTTCCGTTGTATCCCCGAAGCCCCTGCTTATCAGCATCACACCCTCTGCCGTTCAAAGACGTTGCTGGCGGATTCACTCCCATTGACATCGAAAAGATTGAACCGGGCAACCTCCGTCACGTTATCCTCTTTGTAGAAAACCATCTGAGTGCCCACGATCCGCCAGCGACCACCCTCGATATCCCGAATGAAGGTGACATCTGCCTGCACGGCGTTAATCAAGGTCGTCACGGCGTTTTGAAGGTTCGTAATCATTGCCTGGATGTCGGCCGGAATCCCAGCCTCGGAAGTGGCGGCATTGATCGCACCGACCAGCGTTTCAATATCTGAAAGTTCAACGGCCGTATTGGTCGGCAGATTGTCGGTCTTTTCCTTTACCTCACCGACCGCAGTTTCAATCCGGGTCAACTGTTCCCCTGGATTGACGATGGCAGCAAAGATGTTGTTGTGGGCCAGGGCCAGGCGCCCCTCGGTCTCGCTGATGGCGGTTCCAACCCGGCTTTGAGATGCAGGATCCGCCGGCAAGCGATCTGTCTGATTTTTGATGGAATCAAGAAGCCCATCCAAAGCAACCAAGGTTTCTGCCATCCACCCAACGCCCTTGATTTCATCGAACATGGCCTGAACGCCGGAAGTGGTATCCGCGTTGATGGTATCGAGCAAGGTTCTCAACGCCGACAACCCGTAGGTCGCATTCTGAAGCAACGTCTTTATATCCGTGTCATGCTCTCCAACATCAGTCGCCAAGCCAGCAATCGAAACATCGATGGCATTTAACTCGGCAATGGTGCTGACAGGGAGAAAATCCGTCCGTGCCTTAATGGCGTCCAGCAAAGCATCAAGGCCCGTCAATGTCTCTGTCGCCCAGCCCGCCCCTTTAATCTCATTGAACCGGGCAGCCAGCTCCGCGCTGGTATCGATAGCCTCGATCAAGACCCTAAGAGCACTGAGGCCATAGGAAGCGTTCTGAAGCAAAGCGATGATCGTCGCATTGTCCCCATCGATGGCATTTAATTCGCTGGCCGTATTATCTGGCAAATTGGTCGTCTTGGCCTGGATTGCATCAGTCACCGCTTTGATTGCCGCAAGGCCGCTTACCCCGCTGTCGAGACTGTTCTGCACCCCGGCGACAGAACCTTGGATGGTGGACAGCTCCGTGGCCGTGTTGGCCGGCAAAAGATCCGTCCTTGCCTTGATCGCCGAGACATTGGCCTGGACTTCATTCAAGTCGGCCTCGAATTCGGTCACCTCGGTACTCCGGCGATGATAAGTGGTCACCCCGCCTTCGGTCACCCCAATGGTTACGACCAAAATTTCCAAGGCCGATACGGAGGCGATGGCGTAATCATAATAGTATTGCCCAGGCTGACCCGTGTATTGAGTCATGAACGTAATGGCGAGCCTCTCAGACCCGCTCACGTTCTCGATTTGGATCGATGGCGCACTGTCCGGCACTTCGGGATTGCCATTGGTGTCGTAAAGTCCGAGGATGATCCGATAAGTCTTGGCCCCAACATCCGGACGCACCAAACGGGCCGGCACATCAATCCGTATAGTGGTGTTGTTCTGAACCGCCTGGATGGCGGACAAGTTGCTGTCGAGCTGATCGGAGAGCAGTTCGAGGGAATCCCCATCCCCGCCAATGATCGCAGCCTGGGCGGCTGAGATCGCCGCAACGACACTCGAACCGGCGGCAGGATCCGGCGGCAGGCTATCTGTTTTCAATTTGATAGCGTCAGCAACGGCATCAACGGCATCGATCTGATCGGAAATGATTTTTAACGTATCACCATCAATGCCCCGGATATTTGCTTCAACAGCGGCAAGGGCCGCCTCAATCGACAGTTGATCTACCGGAGTAGCAGGAATGAGGTCGGTTTGGGCCTGGACGGCATCGATCTGGTCCGACAACCCCTTCAATGTGTCGGAATCGGCACCGCGGATATTTGACTCCGAGGTGCTGACCGCCGAAAGCACCGCCGCCTGACTCGCCGGGTCGGCCGGAAGCGAATCGGTTTTCAGCTTAATTGCATCCACCACTGTATCAACGGCATCGATCTGGTCGGAAAGCGTTCCCAAGGTATCCGCAGCAGCTCCGCGGATATTTGCTTCCGCAGCAGCGATAGCAGCCTCGATTTGAGACTGGTCAGCCGGATCCGCAGGAATGAGATCTGTTTTGGCTTTAATACCATCGACCAAGAGATCCAAGCGACCGCCATTGGCCAAGTCAGTCTGCATTTCGGCGGTATCGGCAAGTATCTGTTCAGCCATCCCTTCAACCGTCGTGCCACCCGCAGCGTATCGATCGGCATTCCCCAGGCTCGACCCCCCATCACAAACGACCGCATAATCCAGAGCTGGGTTGAAAGCGGCAAAATCGTATCTGTAAATTCCCCCGCCCACTTCGCTCATGGCCGCTGCCGTCACGACCTGAACGCTCCCTGTGACGTTGTATATGTCGATGGTGGGAGTAAGCCCTGTTGCCGGGACACCTTGATTTTTGAAAATCGCGGTAATGATCATGATCCCCCCTTAATCCTTCGAGGCCAGGACGACATCGACATATTGAATTTCCAGATTGGTAGAATGTTGATGAGCTGTACCTGTGAACCCATGAGTATGAGAACTACCGCCACCGACGGATTGAGAGTTACCGATATTCGGGACTGTCGCACTACCCGCCAGATACGCCGCACGATCACCGCTATAAACCGTGGATTGACGAACCAAGTAGTTAGACGAACTCAAAGACGAAGATGAAGTATCAGAACTTGCGATAAAGTGATCATGGCTTGGCATGGTTGTTATGGTCAGTGTTGTTGACCCCACCGTCCCGGTGGCGGTTACGCTGGAGCACAGCCTCGCACTCGACATGACCGTGCTGAAAGCAACCGACCCCCCTGACCCAGCCGTTCCAGAAACTACCCTCAATGCTTTGTCGTTGTGGTCGGTAATTTTTGTCCATCCGGTCGGCGGAGTTGTTTGACCGAACAGCATAATGGTGCCGGTCGGAAAACCAGCCGACAGTCGGGCGTCGTTTCCTTCGCAGACGCTTCCGGCGGTTACCCCAAAATCCTTGTTAAAAGCTGTATTTTTAGAAAAAGCAGGTTCAAACGCCGCAGCATGCGACCCGTCGAGAGTATCGGCATCCAACCCTGACCCATCCCCATCGACTGCAAGCAAACGGGTCAACATCGACAAGGCCGATTCGAGCGATCCTTTTGATTGAACGATTAAACCCATTGCCCTATCCCCGTTGACGGCTCACCTGATGAAATTAACCCCCGAGCCGTACCAATAGGCTCGGGGGTGGTGCCAAGGTAGCGAAACACGGCGCACGAATAGCGCCTCCCGGCAAACTTAGATTATCAAGAAAGGTCGGATGACTTTACGCTGATCCTCGATACCCATAAGCAGAATCATGTAATCGTAATCCTGAAGCGGATCACCAGCATAAGCAGTCTGAGTGACGACAAATTCCTCTAGAATGACAAGAACCCCTTTCGTCTTTTCCGGCAGAACCTCATATTTCGCCTTTGCCGCCGTAATCGCGGCCGCATAGGTAAGGCCATTGACTTTGGACTCTTTCAAAAACGTTTCAACCTCATCCAAAAATGCCATTGCGCTTTTGGCCGAATACACATCACCGGCCAGGGCCGCCACGTTGCCAATCTTGATAATCTTGGCCACGGATTCCGGAGCGACATTGTAATAGTCAGCGACAGCACAGATGACCGATGTTTGCCCCTCGGGGATGTAGTTGCACACCGAATCGGTCGTGGTTGTAAGGGTGCCGCACCCGACGATCGGGGCGACGATCATGATCATGGCCAGCATGATGCAAAGAAACTTGAGCTGTTTCATACGTCTTTACTCCTTGTGTTGAATTGGTTACGCAAAGGCCAGTCCCAGTTCTTCGGGTTTGTTCTTTCCTTTCCAGAACGAGGGGCCGCCGTATTTGTCAACCATGTTGTAGTAAAATTCGGCCCGTTCGAGCCGCTTTAGCGTGAGCCAACGCCAGGTGGGATTCGCCTCGATGATCCGGACCATGTTATTCCGAAATATGCGGTCGGCTGCTTCCTTGTCGGCAAGCGTTTCACCCATTTCATACATGAAATCGTGAATGCGGCATGCTTCCTTGATCGAAAGAAACCAAATGGTGTCAGGGACCAAATAGTCGAGCCCCTTGGGACCACAACCGTTGCAAATCTCATTGCGCTGGTCTTCGGTCAGGGCCCAGTAATCCGGAGGGGCGAAAAGCACCGTCATTGCCTTGACTCCAGCCATCGGTTATCCCTCCGCCTTGTCGCCGGCTTCCTGCTTGTCCAGCTCTGTGTCGAGATTCTTGATCTTATTGACGCTGTTGCGATACCAGCGATAGATCATGTACGGGGCGCCCAGGAAAAAGCCGATGGTGATCTTATTGGCATCAACCCACGGCAGCGTCACGGCATCCATCTTGAGACTGAAAAACCATTTGATAAATTCTACAATTGCTTCGAACATACGAACACCCCCTTTCCTAATAGACTTCACGGATGGTCAGGTGAAAGGCCTGAAACCCTTCAACCGCTTTCATGAACGCCTTAAACGTGTCCCCGCTGTTAAGCACTGCTCGGTCGCCCTTGAGCTTCCCGATTGTCGAACCAAGAAGAATGCACCCCTCCGTGTTGGTGACGACATTTCCGGAATGGAAAAGGATCTCCGACCGATCCGGCACCTCGAGAATCTGGAAAGTTTCACCGAATCGGGGTGATTGGTGCCGCCAACAAATGTACTGGCTTGGCGGAATGCTGCTGACCCGCTTCTTATTCAATCGGGCCGGCGGCTCCAGGGTGAAGCAGAAAACCTTTTTACAAATCAACAAGGCACCGAAAGTGCCCTGTTTCCCGGTTTCAAGCCGAACGAGTTCCACAATAGGTGTCATAAAAAAGCTCCGAATGTAATTAATTACTTGGTTTCACAGACAAAAATTAACTGTTGGCGATAGCCTCTTTCAGTGTTTCAAGCCCCTGGATGATTTCCTCGATAGCTTTGATAAACAAACCATTCGGGGTAGAGGGCGGATTGACCAAGGCATCCGGTGTATAAATCACCTCGTTGCTATCCCCGCTTTGTTGAACATCCCCGGTGAGATTCAAGACTCGATACGCCCGGACGACAAAAGCTGTTTGTAAATCCGCTGCGACATCGACCGTGCAAGTCGTCAACGACCCCTCCCATATCGGATTGGCATAGTCATAGGTGTTACCAGTCCTGGCATATAGACGATAACCTGTGACATTATCGCTGTTAGGATCCCATGCCAGCGAAACAGGTTCAGCCAGAGCCACCGATACGAGACACAAAACACACAGAACAGCCAAACAGATTTTTTTCATTTTTGCCCCCTTATTTGTCCCTGATAAATTTAAATTTGGAAATTAACTTCGATGTCAGACTCAACCCCCGATCATAATCCGAAGATATTTTTCTCGGGTTCGCAAAAGACTCTTTTTCATCTCTTTTTCATCCGCTGAACCCTTTGCCTTTGACTGAGCAGCGATCTCTCCGCTTTGCTTCTCTCCGGCCACTTCCTCGGCCTCTCCCTCCGGCTTCCCGCCAACCAGTTCCAGATCTTGATCGCCGCCACCACGATCGCTGAAATCGGTATTTCCGCCCTCTCCGGTTTCTTCATCGCCGCCACCTCCCATGCCGCCCATCTGTGCCGCCATTGCCTGCTGTTGCAGATATTGGATATATTGCGGATTAAGAATGATGTTGCCGCCCTTTTCCTCCCCCAGCGGTTCTTTACCCGCCTCGGCCCGGGCTTCATCAACCGTCATATATGAGCCAACTTCTTTCGTCCGAAGCTCGACGATCTCTTTTTCATCCTTAGAATCCATGCCAACCCACACGAACCGAAAATCGGGGGTGATTGGCTCAAGGACGTAATAATTGACCCACCGGGCGATCGAAGCCAAAAGCGGACGAAGCCCTTTGTCCTTACTCATCTTGAGCTTGGCTTCTTGATTGGACTCAAACATGGGCGAGCCGCCACCACTGGAAGCCGCCATATAGAAATTGATCTCAGCCGGATCGATGGAATAAACAGCGCAGGCCAGCTTGACCAAAAATTCGAGGTACTGCTGGAATTCCATCTCTCGGTTGGTGTTACCCATGCTGACGAATTCCACCCCCTCGGATTGGAGGATCGGCGTTGACCAGGCATTCTGGCTTCCGGTCACCATCGCCCGCCACGCCCGCTTGAACGCTTCGAGCTGATCATTCGGCGCTCCGGTCTGGCCCTTACCAGTCTTGATGTTGATCAAGCCTTTCACTGCAGCGCCGTTCTTGAAAAACATGGCGTTGTGGGTCATGGCATTGAAGATGTTCGTCACGATCGTCACAAGCTGCTCCAGCTCGGCGATCCCGTACCCATTGTTTTTGATGTTCGTGGTGGGATTCCGGATGCCGTACATGATCTCATCCGGCTCGTAATCGACAACAATCTGCCCGTTGAGCACTTGGACGTATTTCTTGTCATCCAGCCCATCATCATCTTGCTGGGTCAACGCCAACCGGATCGTAGCGGCATCCACCGCATAGAACGAATGAATCCCCCCTTTCCGGGTCGGAACCAACTCAGACACCGCGGCATCGAACGTCAACGAATCGCGGACGATCTTTTTCAACCATATGTCAAACCCATCCCGGCCGACCCGATGCTGCCCCGGTTGGACATATCCGCAATGAGTGATGAAATTCTCCAGCTCGAGAACGTATTTTTCCTCGCCGCTGGTCAGCTTTTTGTTTGAATCCTTGTGGGCGATCTTGAACCCCAACTGGTCGTTGCCAGTTGTTTCCTGTTCACTGACCGGGGCCGAAAACGAGCTAATCTGACGGATGCGGGTGTTGATGATGGCACTGACGATCGGATTCTTTTCCGCCATGACCCGGAGGGTATCCCAGGTAAGAGCCGACCGACGCTCCCGCCAAAGCCCGTATTGACTGGTGAAATCGTAAGGATTGACGAAAAAGGTTTGCGGCCCATCTGTCTGGGCCGGCAAAAGTTTTGAGCCGGAAACCTCCTGCCCCTTGGCCTTTTTCAGTTCCTCGGCAGCGTACTCATTTATAAATTCAAGAAATTCATGGTGTTCAAGCGTCATATTCATCCTCGGTAGACTCATTGAATAAAGCTCTTACCGCCCAGGGTAGTTCACCGATGGTCAATTCATTAAGGTCAACCCGGACTTTCCCGACATCCAGATCCGGCAAATAAATATGCTGACGATGCCTGCACTTTACACACTCGACAACTGACCTCTCGAGATTGACTGGATTCATTTCATGGTTGCATTTAGGGCAAATCATAACGTCCTTTTGGTTGTAATTAATTACTTTAATTTTATCCAGAAAAAAACCGCCTGTAAATAAAAAAGATCGTCAACATCAAACCTTAACCTGAATCGAAAAGATTCCGAACTGCCATATTGGCATGAGGTAAGAATCCCAGCCCCCCCCTGGTTGACCTTTCAAGCGGCCCGCCACCTGCCCAGACAAAGCCTTGACATCTCAAGATGTTCTGGTATCTTAACGCCCGACATTCTAACCCCCACCAAGTAAGGCAATACCTATGGCAAGCCGTAAGCGACAGGTCCTTGATTGCCTCGATAAGTCAACCCTATTGGAAATATCAGAAAAATTCGGTTTCAAAGGGATCTCTGAAAAAAGAGCCGACATCGCTGCATTCCTATCCAGGAAGGGATCGGTGAAAATTGAGGGAATCCTCGACGGCTTAAAGATATCCACACTCAAAAAAATCTGCTGGGATCTTGGTGTTAATCCGGGAGCCATTAGCAAACAGATTCTCATTGACCGTATCATGAGAAAAGAATCCGAACTATCCGTCGAGCAGCCAACTAGGAAAAAATTGGATAAAAAGAACAAAATCCCAAAACATCACAGTAACGCAGTCGGGGGTTATCCAGAAACCGAAAGCGATGACGGGAAGACAAAAATGGCACGAATAAAAAACCGCGAAGCCAAGAAATCTATCGAGTCATACGAGCACAAAGGCAAAAAAAGGATCAACAACCCACCTGCGGGACTCGTTACACCCGATACAGACCCCGATCTGGGAACAAAAAAAACATACGAATATGACCCACATCTAGACCCCCAACTTGTTTGGGCGGGCAAAGCCGAACACACCTCATTTGATGTGCCGACAGTTTCCTTGCACGTTCATGAGCGTATTGACCCACGAACCATCATTGAGGCGGTTCGCAAAAAAAATGGGGATACACCTCAACAGCTTCCGCTTTTCGAGACACAAGAGGAAAACCTGCCAATCCGTCAAGCCATTGATTTTTACAAACACCCCCATGACTGGAGCAATCGTCTAATCGCAGGTGACTCCCTCTTAGTAATGAATTCCCTACTGGAGAAAGAGGGTTTAACCGGCAAAGTCCAGATGATCTATATCGATCCACCTTATGGGATCAAGTACGGTTCTAACTTTCAACCGTTTGTAAATAATCGCGACGTTAAGGATGGTAAAGACGAAGATTTAACCGCGGAACCAGAACAAATACGCGCTTTTCGCGACACCTGGGAGTTGGGTATTCATTCATACCTAAACTATTTGAGAGACCGCTTGTTATTGGCAAGAGAATTGCTGGACGAAAAAGGTTCCATTTTTGTTCAAATATCAGATGAAAATGTTCATCACGTTAGAGAAATAATGGATGAAATTTTTGGAAGTAGAAATTCCATCAATTCAATTATATTTGTAAAAACAACAGGAAAAGGAAGCCAATATTTAGATATAACTACTGATTATTTACTTTGGTATGGTAAAAACAAATCACAAACAAAATACTTTCAGCTATTCCAAAATCGTTCCATAGAGACAGCCGCAAAGATGTTCACGATGATAGAGACGTCCAATGGAGAATGCAGGTATCTTACAAAAACAGAGAAAGAAACAGGTATTCTTCCAGACGGATCTAAACCATTTAAAGCCCAGGGTTTATTTAATGACAGTGGGACTGAACATAGCCGATTTGAATTTCTATTTAATGGGAAAAAATTTCTACCTCCATCAGGTTATTTTTGGAGGACGAATCAAGAACATTTAGAAAAACTTGTCCATGCGAATAGGATAATCAACATAGGTAAGTATATCCACAGGAAGCAATATTCAGATGATTTTCCTTTGGTTACAATTAAATCATTTTGGAATGATACCATGCCAAGTGGTTTTGCTAGCGATTCATCCATTTATGTAGTTCAAACCTCATCAAAAGTAATTCAAAGATGCTTGCTAATGACTACAGAACCCGGTGACCTCGTTTTCGATCCTACTTGCGGGAGCGGCACAACTGCATTAGTTGCCGAACAATGGGGGCGCCGCTGGATAACCTGCGACACCTCGCGGGTGGCGCTGACCCTTGCCAAGCAAAGGCTTATGACAGCGACTTTTGACTACTACGAGCTGGCCCACCCGCAAGAAGGCGTTGGCAGTGGATTCAAATATAAGACTGTGCCACATGTTACACTCAAGTCTATCGCCAACAACCCTGACATTAAGGAAGGCATGAAACGCGAACAGATTGACGCAGCGATAGCCCGACACGCACCTCAGGAAACGCTCTACGACCAGCCGATAGTGGATCGCACGAAGAAACGCGTCAGCGGACCATTTACCGTGGAGGCTGTGCCAGCGCCAGCGGTCAAATCAGTCGAGGAGATCTTGGAGGACCCACCTCAAGCAGCCGACCTCTCTATTGCCCGTTCCGGTGAGACGCTGCGACAAGGTGAATGGCGCGATGAATTATTGCGTTCCGGCATCAGGGGTAAAAGTGGCCAATATATTCAGTTTGTACGTTTGGAGCCAATTCCTGGATTGAGATGGTTGAATGCTGACGGAGAAACACGCCCCGATCCCAAAGACAAAAATTCAGTTCCGCAACGCATTGTAGTCTCCTTCGGACCGGAATATGCTCCTATTGAACAGCGCCAGGTGGCCCAAGCCATCGAGGAGGCGCAACACCTCGTTCCGAAACCCAAACTCATTGTCTTTGCAGCTTTTCAGTTTGACCCCGAGGCAGCCAAAGATATTGATGAAACTAATTGGCCGGGCGTGACGCTGTTAAAGGCACAGATGAATGCTGATCTGCTGACCGATGACCTCAAAAAGAAGCGGGCCAGTAACGAATCGTTCTGGCTGATCGGCCAACCAGACATACAGGTGGAACGAATTACTAAAGGCGAAAATAAAGGCAAACTACGCGTTTCAGTCCATGGATTCGACTATTACAATACCAAAACCGGAGGGATCGAATCCGGCAGTGCAGAAAAAATTGCGGTTTGGATGTTGGATACAGACTATGATGGCCGAAGCCTCTACCCTCGCCAAGTCTTTTTCCCAATGGCCGGGGCAAAGGATGGTTGGTCGAAACTATCTAAAAACCTCAAAGCAGAGATCGACGAAAAATTGATTGAGGCCTACTGGGGTACAGTATCGATACCCTTTGAACCAGGCCAAAACAGCCGCATTGCTGTCAAGATAGTTGATGACCGAGGAATTGAAAGCCTGAAGGTAATGGGGGTGGATAATGGCTCAGACAACCATTGATCGCCTGATTATCAATTCGCCCTATGAGGAACCAACACACCATAGGAGGTATGATTGTGAATCCAGGCTGTTCGATCGCATTGAGGGCCGCCGTCCAGCAGGTTACGTTATTGCATCGGGTGATTCCAAAGCCGTCGATGATCCAGGAGTTTTTGTAGAAATTCCGTTGGTCAATCAGATTCGTCCGCGAATAAAACTTTGGCGCGATGCAGGCCATCCTGGCGTTTCCAGCATTACCAAACGATTGCTCGAGCATTGGAACGACCCAGAGGAATTCGAGATACGCCGATTTTTCTTTTGCCAATTGGAAGCGATTGAAACACTCATTTGGCTGACCGAAGCACACCCTTCCGAACGAGTAGGCATCGAAATCCCTGGGGATGGTGGTGAATTTTTACGCCGTTGCTGCAAGATGGCTACAGGATCTGGTAAAACCATCGTTATGGCGATGGCTATCGCTTGGCATATTCTCAACAAAGTGGCCTATCCACAAGACACTCGCTTTTCGAAAAATGTGCTAGTTATTGCGCCAGGGCTTACCGTGAAAAGCCGCCTCGGGGTCTTGGAGCCGTCAGCTACTGACAACTATTACGAGGCGTTCAACATCGTTCCTTCAGCCATGCTGGATAAACTTCGCCAAGGCAAGGTGCTTGTCCGGAATTGGCACGCCCTATCTTGGGAAAGCGCGGAACAAATCAAAAAGCGACGCAGCGTTGATAAGCGCGGGGTAAAGAGTGACGAGGCATACACCCGCGAGGTGCTCGGTGAGATGTCCAAGGCCAGGAACTTACTGGTTATCAATGACGAGGCGCACCATGCCTGGCGAGTTAATTGGGAGGCTGAAGGCAAATACCTTCGCCAACGCGACCTTAAAGACAGTGCCCAGGAAGCCACAGTTTGGATTGGAGGACTGGACCGACTTCACCGCTCACGGAGCATATTGATCTGTTATGATTTTTCAGCCACTCCTTTTACACCGTCTGGTAAAAAAAGCCGTGAAGAAGCCCTGTTTGGTTGGATCATTAGCGACTTTGGATTGAACGATGCCATTGAATCTGGTCTGGTTAAAACCCCGCGTGTTGTAATTCGGGACGATACTGTACCGGATGCCAAAACATACAAATCTCGTTTATACCACATTTACAACGACGTTGAAGTCAAAGATAATTTAAACCGCAAAGCGAAACCGGAAGAACCACTTCCCGACCTAGTCCTCAACGCCTACTACTTATTGGGTATGGACTGGCGTGAGACTTGGAGGGAGTGGCGAGATGCTGGGACTCCTACACCACCGGTTATGATTAGCGTCTGTAACCGTACAGAAACAGCGGCGAGGGTCAAGCATGCCTTTGACTCAAGGCGCATTCACATTGACGAGTTGTGCAATCCAGACATGATCCTGCACATTGATTCGAAAGTGCTCGATCAGGCAGAATCCCAGGAAGATCTTTCAGCCATATTAGAAACACCTGACGGTGAAGAGCAGGACGAAGATGATTCTGCACCGGTAGAACGCAAGTTGACCAAGGCCGAACAGGCAGAATTGCTACGCAGGACGGTAGACACAATTGGGCGCATCGGTCAAGCTGGCGAGAAGATTCGGAAGGTAATTTCAGTAGGCATGCTAAGCGAGGGATGGGACGCCAAGACCGTCACACACATCATGGGGCTTCGAGCCTTTACCTCCCAACTTTTGTGTGAGCAGGTGGTTGGACGAGGGCTACGACGGGCCACTTACAAAATCAATCCAGAAACAAACCTATTCGATCCAGAATATGTGAACATATTCGGGGTGCCTTTTACATTTTTACCCCACGAAGGCGGAACTGGCGGCCCACCGCCACCCACAACTCCCAAAAGTGCCGTCGAACCAGATCCGATGAAAGCTGAATTTGAAATCCGATGGCCCAACGTAATGCGAATTGATTATATATTTGAGACCAAGTTGACGCTGGAATTGCCTAAGGTGCCCCCATTGGAGTTGGATGCAAACCAAACTGCTCGGATTGCGGAATTGGCACCTATTATCGAAGGCAGGCCTGATGTGACGAGCATCAGGAGGATAGAACTGGAAAGGTTGGCGCAAGAATTTCGCATACAGCGAATCATTTTTGAAACGGCGCGGGATGTGTTTGACCAGATGCAACACACATGGAAGGGCAGCCGTGAGATCCTGCTCGCACAATTGGTGCAGATCGTGGAAAAGTTTATCCACTCGAATCGGATTGTCATATCCCCCACCTTGTTTTTCCAGGATGATCTGCTCCGACGACTGATAATTACTCTTAACATGTCCCGGGTGGTCCAACATATCTGGGATGCGGTACGGCAAGAAAATTCGGAAAAGTGCATTCCTGTTTTTAACCGTGATAATCCAATCCGATCAACAGGGAAGATGCAAAAATGGTTCACCGGTAAGCCATGTGGACGCACAAAAAAATCTCACATTAACGTATGCGTTTACGACAGCACTTGGGAGGCAACGGACGCTTTTGCGCTGGATAACAGCGAGCAAGTTGCGGCTTGGGCAAAGAATGATCACCTGGGATTTGAGGTACTGTACATATATCGCGGTGTGGTGCGCAAATATCGACCGGATTTCTTGGTTCGACTAAAAAATGGAACTTTCCTTGTTATAGAAACCAAAGGGAAAGAAACCGAGCAGGATATAGTGAAACGCCGATATCTGGAAGAATGGATTCGAGCTGTGAACACACATGGCGGCTTCGGGCAATGGGGAAGTGCCATGACAAAAAAACCTGGGGATATATTGGATATTCTGATTCAGAGTCAAAATAGTTGAAAATGGTTTGAATTTCCGACTGGACAGTCAGGGAGAACGTCCGCGCCCAGATGAGGGTGATCATCAAGCGTATTTTGAGAAAATACGGCTATCCACCGGACAAACAGGCCAAAGCAACCGAGCTGGTATTAGAGCAGGCAGAGGTTTTATGTCATGAGTGGGCTTAAAATTTAAATGCCCAAATCCACTAAGGGGACGGATATCAACTACCGTGCCCGATAATTAGAAGCGCTGCTTTTTGCGTCGGCTGAATTGAATTGTTATTCTGCTTTCTTTATTAATTTACTCTCAAACATGGACCCGATCCGGAATTGTCAACAAACGAAGAATCTAAAGGATAAAGATTCTCTATTTTTGCCCATGCTGGCTTGCCGTTCGAGTCGAGTTGCACTGGATGAAAACGTATGCCTTTCAGCCCTTTTGCGCGCCAGCAATCACCTTCCTTTGTCATCTGTGTGGCTTTTTTCCTTTCCTCTGTTGCCCAACTTGCGCCTCTCACAAACCATCCATTGATATCGGTTGCGGCGTATACTGGTTTTGTAGAATCGTAGCCAGGAATTTCTTTGATAAGTAAATCCGGGACGAGAACATCCGCACCATCGACAGTAGGTGATAGACTACAGGCAAGGGACACAGAAATTATCAACAAGAACCAACAACTGAAAACAAATGGTTTTGAAATTGACATTCCATCATCCTTTTCAAATAAGATATTGGTGAATGGTCATCTTATTAAGAAGCATGGGCCAGGAGGATTTGAATCGATAAATTCCCTTGAAAACCTTTCCCATGTGACCCCGTAAACACGCGGCAAATCCTCGATGCGAAGCCACGACAGATTGCCTGGTTTAAACTTATTCGTTTTTAAATTAGGATTTTTCAATTGAACTGGGTGAAAACGTGTACCTGCTAGCCCAATGGCACGCCATACATTGCCCTCCCTTTTTAAAATCGAGGATTCGAGAAAATCTGATTGAGCTTCTGGGTTAGAGATATTTAACCAATTGTTCTTATATGTGGCGGCATATACAGTCTTTGTTTTGTTAAAATCTGGAATCGCTTGAAGTATGATCAATGGCACAAGCACATCATTTCCTTCTCGTTTGGGGACAGACTTATCGTATCGATTTCTATCTGAGCTATTAGTTTTTTCGTTAAAATTTGATAGATGATTCGTCTTTGATAAAATATCACGAAGAGTAAATCCTGAGAATTCAGCTATGGCGGCTAAGAATACTATAATTGCTACAATTGCTGCAAACGGCTGCCAGGCATGTTGCCAACAAAGCAAGAACGGAGTTTCCCTCGTGCATCGTTTGCAAAAATTAGATGCTTTTGTGCGCCCAAGGCATTTCATGGTCTCTCTCTTCGGAATAACGTTCGGGCCGCGCGGCGCCGGCGCCCAGTGTTTCTACAAATGGAAATGCGCTGCTCTCGGCTTCCGCCAACAGCCGGTGGTTAGCAGTCGCTTTTCCCTTCTCTATAACTTTTCAAATCAAGCCTAATCGTTTCATATTTTATGCGTAACATATTAACAAAATTCATCCCATTCGCAACTGTATTTAAATCTTCTTCATTGAGAACAATAATTACCATGCCTCTGTCTTGGAAAACCTTTATCAATTCACGTTCGGCATATTTGGATTTTCCATGGCCAGAAATTCCACGCTTTGAAAATAGTATTCCAAATTTTGACTTTACAGAATCAAGAACGCGGCAGAATTTTGCAATCGTCGTAAAATCTGCGGGTTTTGACCAGTCCTTGCATTCACAAACAAAATAACGTCCAAAATCAGATCGAAAATCAACTTCGAAACCTTCCATTGAGCAAATTACATCATAGTCCGTTGACTCCGTTTTCAGTCGTCTGTATGTTCGGCAACCAGGCATGCACGACATAAGGTATTCAGATAGTTTCTCCAGATTTTCACCCTTTTTATCCCCGAATTTTGACATAAGCATCTTAACATATTGTACATTTACCACCCAGACACCTGCTTCTGCTGGAGAGGGTATTTCAGTCATCCAATTATTATCAAGTTCCTGAACAACCCATTCTGGGAAAAATGCAGCAGGCTGATTTTGATTTGAGAGTTCATATGCACGCGCACCGTAGCGCTGAACTTCAGAATGAGGTAAGCCATGGCGGAAAACTAGTCGCCAGTATGTTCCGGTAGTATCTGGCGGAACAATACCTTTTTCATGGATGGCATTTTCGCAAAGTGCAAGCATTAAGTGTCTTTTAGAGAGTACTGGAAACCCCATAGAAGCATAACAATCACTAATCCAAACTAGCGGAGTGCCTTTCCGAATTCTTTTTTGTTCGAAATTTTGTGCATCAAGGAGTTGATAATAAAGCGACAAATAGATGGATATGGCTTCGTGCCAGCGAAACTGGTTTTTATAGAAATTACCAATCCGTTCCCAACATGTTTGTGCCTCTTCATCGCTATAAAATCGATCGGCAGGAAAAATAGAAGGCAAATAATTACGAAATCCGTCTGCACCAGATCGGTCAACCAAGAATGACCAATGATTTTCTGGAATACGTTTTTTAATCAGGTTCCATGACTCCGATTTTGAAAATGGATCCCGCCCAAATTCATTACATATTTTATCTCTTATAAATTCAAACTTCATCAATACGTATTAATCCTTATACTAACGGGTTTCTGCAATGCGTCTGGCGGGCTTTCGCGCGTCCGAGTGTATTCGTTTTTCGGGTATTTTGGTTACTGGATAAATCGAGTTTTATACCAATCCAAGCCAATCATTTATTGAGTCGGCCAGACGCCCAGCTCGCCATTCACAGAACTCGCTGTAACGGTCCGGCTTGAGGCGGTCTCCAGCAGCTTCCCCGAAAAACTGGATACCGGCGGTTTTCCGCTGGTCTGGGGTAAGCATTGCCAATACCTCGTCGGGTGGCTTGGCTCCAAATTCAGAGTTGGTCGGCCGGCTTAGCAAGGCGAAATTTGCCGGACAATTCGCCTTATCTGGATTATCAACTACCTCAGTAAGAAGCTTTCGTGGAAAAATATGGTGAACAGTGAGGTCCCCAACGGGGAGACTTGGTGTGCCGCCACGAGCAATATCATCGATAGGCTCCGTACTGAGCCAGTCCTTGGCTTTCTGGTTTACAAGCCAAGCGTGAATAACTTGTGTAGCAGGACCCCAGAGTTGCGCATATCGGTTGAGTTCTTCTGATCGAATTTTTCTCGCTTCATCGCGTCTTAATGCCTCAAGCAGAGCTTTTGGAAGCTCCGTCCTCTTGTTCCGAATTGCACGCTGAAATCGATTGATAGTGCTTTCAACGGAACCTTGGAAAACGCCACGTAAAGATGTCAGGCATAGCCATCGCCGATATGCTTGTTTATCATCGGCGTTTAGTCTGCCCTCCGATTTGTCGAATGCCGCAGCTAAAATTATAACGGCATTTGCCGATGGGACCAATGTTCTCCGAGACCAACCCATAGAAGTATCAACGAATTCAAGAGCTTTTTCGATAGCACGTTCGGCATCTCGCCAAGACAGGTCGAGAGACTGACCGTTAGGGCCGGGTGCTTCCATCCAGTTGTGTTTTAGAGTACTGAATTGCGCTGATCCACGATGAAAAAGAACTAAAGCTCGGAACGCAAATGAAAAACCAAACCCTAACCGCTGCGGGCGTTCCCCGCTCACGAAATCCCTCATACGCTTCAATACATCCACCGCACGCCCGCGTGCAAGTTCAGCAGCGCGCACGTCTCCCTGTCTTAGAGCGCTTCCTCCTTTATTAAGACGACTGAAAACCTCGACTGCTTCTTTGTCCGAAACATCAATGACCGTAGTACACGGAACCTGTTGGTCAAGCATACCAAAGGATCGGTCGAGCCGTTCCAAGGCATCTTCAACTCTCTTGGAATTCCAATTTGGAAGTAAACGTAATGCCTCCTCAGTAATTTTTCGGAGTTCGTAGTTCTGGCCATCAAAGAGAAGTGACACAGGAATGAGTGTGGAATCACCGGCCTCAACTCGGCGAGCAATGGACTTTTTACCGGCATATGATACGAATAGTCTTGTGTCCCTTACTTCCTTTATATCAGGCGCGGAGAGGTCCAGATAACACCGTAGTTCAGCACCCTGCGTGTCTTCCCCTGTATATAGGCCATACGACGCCTCCAGACTGGTAAGTCGCTGTTGACCATCGATAAGATATCCTTCGAATTGTGGGGCAAAACGCTGTTCACCGTGAGTTTTTGCTTTAGCGTCAAGCATACCGCTTGCTGGGCGCCACAAATAGAACCCTCCAATGGGAAACCCCTTTAACAAAGAATCCAGAAGATTACGCACTTTCGCAGCCTTCCATACATAATCTCGTTGGAATTGAGGCAAGAGAATCGCACCGGCGTGGAAATCACGAACGAGGTCACGTAGTGGTCTAGTTGTTGTCTGGAATCTCATTTCAGCTCTCCTCCTGTCGCATAGCTTAACGGCCATCTTCAGGGGCCGCGGCGGGCTTCCTCGCGTCCGCGTAAAGGTAAATGTTATATTATATCGATATATTATGTATCAATTTTGTGCTCACTGCACCGGTACCTTTGAGAACGGAAAGTGATTCCGAGCAAATCAGCCGCATTGCTTTTTGATTCTGATTGCTCTATTGCTCGCAGTATTTCAGATCTCTCTATTCCCTTTAGATATCCATCAAGATCTGTTCCCACGGGTCTCATCGGATAGGCGAGAAGGTCAATTTTTCCACCAGCCCGAAAAAACATAGAAAGGACTGAGCTAATAAAGCTTGATATACTTTGATCTTTAGCTTTTGCTTCATTTACCAACTTTCCTAATAAATCCTGTTCCAACTCAATGAGCAAATGTTCTTTCATGACCTTCCTTTTTACAACGATATGGGAAAATATGACGTCGGGTGCTGTGGGGCTGGTATGGTCCTCGACGCCCCCGTGAACGCGGCGGGGCTGCATTAAATAATCCTGATAATCCGGCGTGCAAGTGCCAAGCTATACCGCGTCAGATGGAATTACAGGTTCGGCGCAGCCGATTAAATTAACTATCAAGAGATCATCGAAGGCACTGAACGGTATCCGGTTAAAGCAACCTTGTCCGACTGTCTTAAATCAAAAATTAGTCCGTAATTTCTTTCGTGAATAACATACTCGCTATTTCATCATACCCCAATTTTAATGCCAATTCTGCAGGTCTTTCCCCCTCATTGCCTTTAGCATTTGGGTCTGCTCCGAGCTTAAGAAGTGCATCGACAGATTTTGAATGACCACCTAAAATTGCAAAAAATAGAGGCGAGAACCCACCCCTCTTTTCGCCAGCCTCGATATCTGCTCCATGATCAACTAATAACTCAACTAAATCTAAATGATTTCCATGAACGGCGAAATGTAATGGGGTTTGCCCTTCATTGTATTCGTGAATATTGATCTCAGCACCTCGGTCCAAAAGCATTTTTACAATTTCATAATACCCGCCTTGGACTGCCCCAAAAATGGCTGTCCGACCATCTTGATAAGCAATATTTGGATCTGCTCCAGCATTCAATAAGACCTCTACTATATCTATATGACCGTTCATTGCAGATCCCATTAAGGCAGTATAGCCATTATTTGTTATCGAATTTGGGTCACAGCCGGTCCCCAATAAATGAACAACCTTTTTCAAATTTCCGGTTGCTGCAGACCGCATCAATTTACCCTCTTTGGTAAATCCCATTCTTCTTAACATATTCTTCATGTTCCCACCACCCTGAACGTTTAATAACTTGTCAAGAGTTCATTTAAGCCACGCCGAACAAAGTTTAGTTGTCCCAATAGACATAATAAAAAACGTCCGTTCGAACTTCGAAATCGATTGCCAATGTATATTTTTATACTTTCAGTCCTCTATGTATTGCCCTACGGCAGGTCTCAGGTGCGAAGGGGCCGAGTCGCCTGAAGACCTTTGTTATGCCTTTCTATTTCGTTTTCACGTACTGCATTAAAAGTCAGTCTTTCAGCATATACGAATAATAGTTCATCATTAGCCAGTTTTTTTATTGTTTCATAATCAGAGGCATTTTTCATGAAATCTAATAGCTTATCACGTGGTGTATCTTTACAGCTATTAATATAAAACTCATACAAATCCACTGGATCTTCTATATGATTAGAAGCCTGCAATACTCGTCCGAAAAAAGTTTCTGGATGTGATCTATATGCAGCTAATTCAGCTATAGACAGCTTCACAAACATTAAGTGGCTCTGTCCATTACAATCATCGACTACGAGACAAGCTTTTTGCTCTTTCTCGATGACTATACCCGATTGTATTGTTACGAATGTTGCGTCTGAAATTTCTAAGCGTTCGCCAATACTAAATCGCCGTTTTGCATCACCAAATGCAAATTCAGGAACTTCACCGTCAAATGTAACTGGAAAACGATAATTCTCCATCGCCTTTTGTACATCTAATAAATCACAGTACTTTAAGCGAGTTTTATAAGCCTCTGTATATGAGCTACAACGAACGCCATGTCCAAAATCTGGAATCTTAAATCCAGCCAAAAGGCATACCCGCTGTATTTGCGTTTCATTCAGCAATAAGTGATACGGTTGATTTGTTAAAAATACAAATGCGGGCGAGGCTGGTTGGCCGTGTACAGTGAGTCTCGATTCTCGATCATGAACAGCAGCTAATGCCCGGTCGCGAAAATCCTCATAATCCAAATTTGCATCCACATTCATGTCAACAAAAATTACTCTTTGGTGGTGAGCCTCTTTACAAAGACCGTTATATAGTTGGTTCCCAATGTCGAAATGATCTTTTCCGAACTGACGTGACTTCGCCTCGACAGAATAGCTTTTGCCGTTCCTTGTTGCTATAAACTCGGGATGCGTTGAAGAAGAATCTTTTTCATCTTCTATACGCAAACTAAATCCGGCAAGAATAAACCAGGCAGCCACAAAAGTCTCATAGTAAGCAGCATAGAAGCTTTCTGATCGTTTTATTCGGTTTATAAGGTATTGTTGGAGTTCAGCATTGTGCTGCAATAGATACAAATTATATGCCAGACCGTAGTAGCAACATATTAGTCCATTTATTGGCATATCTTGAATTTCGCCAGGAGGTTTTTTCATTGTTGCTCTTTGAAGTGCACAAATCGCATCATACCACTTTGAAATTTGGTGCCGCTTTTCCAAAGACTTTGAGATCTCAGAATTTTCCCACTCCGGGCTGAGAACACTGCGGATGTAACTCCCAAGAAAATCAATAAATGTCTTATGTTTCTTTGAATAATGTAATCTGTTACCAACGGCTGTTAACCGATAACCTTTAAATTCTGTTGATATGATAGGTCTGCCTTTACCTTGCTGACTTTTCCGCCGAACCTCCTCGGCCACATATGATTCCGTGAGTTTATTGATTTGATCAGAACTAAGAGGTCCCCTATGTTCTGTATGCTTACCATGGCACTTTTTGTACTTTACTCCACTACCACATGGACAGGGATCATTGCGTCCAATTTTATTTTTTCCATGCTTTTTCATTCGTAAAATTCAACAATTATTTAAACACTTACCATTTTTTTGCTCTAAAGCATAACGGTTGGTTGTGGGGCCGCGATCCCCCAGCGGTCCCTCACCAACCAAAGGTTATGTCTATATTACTTCTTTCTCTCTCCACTCAAAATTTCAGTACTGGTGTCTAAGTCGGGTTTATAGTCGTTTTGTACATACTCTATATCAGGAGGGGCGACATCGAAATCTGGACGACTCGTATCTGGGGTTTCCTGACTTGTTTCTGGATTTTCTTTGGGGTCAGTCATTATAGTTCTCCTTTCATTTGATTATTTGTAAAATTGCAATAATGAATAGATCCGCTACAATTAAGGATGAAGCATAAACGGTATCATCATAGGCCATATTCAAATGATACACTTTTTTTGAATTTATTTCTTTGTTTTGCTCGAATGCGTTAAGGCAAGATTTTGTGAGAGAAAAAAAGATAGTGCTCTCATTCTGATTTTTTTTAAACAGCTCGATGATTTCTTGATTGAATGGCATTCGAGGAACATTTTGCAATCTAAGTCCTCTAAACAAGAAGCTCCATAGGGAACACAAAGATATGAACGTCAAAAATAGGAGGATAATCAATAACCACTCTAAGGGATGGTTTGGAGGAAAATGATTTTTAAATACAAAAGGTATAGCGGCGACAAAAACACTTATGATAATCGTCACGAGGGTTATGAACTTGGAGATTTTCTCGTCTAGTTTATGAAAGCGGTCTATATCTTGATCAAGTGCTTTGGTAGCGTATTGGTACAGAAATTCCCATCGATTATAGGACAGATGTTTTTCAAGAGTCTTAGTTAAATCTGAAATTTTCATTAAATCCGTCACAATCGAGAGACATAACGTCGAGTTCAGCAGCAGCCAGGGATTCCACTGAACTTGAAAAATACGTTTAATTTCATGCTACTTAATCCGGTCCAAAATGCCACGGCCATGGCTGTGTGCTGAAGCGCAATGTTGGGGCTCCATGTCATTTCCCTTTGAATCTTCGAAGGACTTCCTTATGTGAAGCCGAGTCATTAATGGCGATGGCTTCAATCTCCGAGGATAAAACAGAGAGTGTGTCCTGAATCTCGGAAACGGTTGTCGCCTTCTTGCCGAATTTCTCAGCGATATCGCCGGGGGCATTTGCCTTTGCATGCTCATAGCAGAGCGTCAATTGACGGCCGAGGAGAAGAGCCACCGAATCTGCGGTTTGAGCAAAATAGAGGAGAGCACCCGAAATGCCGCTCATACCGAAAGTGGATACTGACTGTTCTCCGTTCAACCGGTAGCCATGCCCCGCTTCGAGAAGTTCCATCAGGCGCGGGTATGCCATGTGGGTGTAATCAGAAAGGAACCGCATCATCTGCAGAGCGACTTGCCCTGCATCATGGGGGTTCATCTCCTCGCTTTTCGATTGGAACTTGCCAAGAGCGGCTTTCATGTCTTTGATCTGGATCTGCGACCGCTGCCGGGGCTCCTCAAAGGGACGTTCTGGATTGTCCCAAGTCTCTGCCGCAAAATCCCGCAGGCGCTCCTTCTGCTTTTCGGAGGGCCAACCTCCCGCTGCCATGTCTGGTGTCGGCAGCATGAACGCAATCGAAAGGCTTGCGTCGTACACCGTGCGCGCCAAAACGGCCGCTTCAAACCAGAAGCCGCAACGTGCCAATGCGAGCATGGCGTTGGTTGCACTGGCAGCGCCTGCCAGCTTGAGGAGTAGGAAGAGCGTAACGTCATCTTCCTTCTGATCATGCCGCCATGCATTTTGATGGGTGTCCCATTCGGGACAGCGGGTTCTCACCTCCAGCAAGGTGCCAACGTAAGCAGTAAGTTTCACTGCGAGCGAGGTCAACTTTGTCATCTTTGTCTTTGAGTCAGTCATTCTCTTGCCCCAACAAAAAGCTGCCGGGCGGCATGGTCCTCGCCGTCCCCGTGAGCGATGGGTTGGATCAATTATTTTGGTGCGCCCAATTCTTTAAGCACATTATGTATCTTTTCCATCACATAGGCTCTGCCGATTCCCGAGTTATAAGGAAGCCTCGCTGAAAGTTGCCCATTCTCATCCATCAGGCTTATATAGTCCGAAACGTGGGAAGTTAGGATTCCTGCAACTTTCTTTTCATTAAGAAGAAAAACAGGAGACCCGCTATTCCCATGGCTCGCGATTCCATCAATTAGAAAAAAATCTTTTTTAGAGTACTGCGCAATGATACCCATTCGAATCACAGGATGATTTTCATCACCTATGGTGCCAATTCCAAGAGGATAGCCCGGTATAATTAGAGCGCGACCTTCAATCAGTTCATCGTTGGATGCAAAATTATCTAGAGTAAACGTCAAATTTTCTAATTTAAAGTCTTCATTTTTTTCCTTTTGAGGACTAAGAATAGCGAAATCACAAGTACTATCTATGTGATCAATCAGACAACGTGATCGTTTAAAACCTTTATCGGTTTCGATAGCGGCATAGACAGTCTCTTTTTTTTCAATTGTCTTTGAAATAACGTGCTTGCAAGTGACGCCGTAAATAATCCCATTATCACATTTGACCAAGAAGCCGGTACCAAGGGGTACCCAATCATTATTAGGATTATTGTCGTCTTGGTTTCCTTTGGTTTGGACACAAAAAACAGTTCGCTTTATTACGTTAGAAAATTGTTCAACGCCTACAAAACTCACAAATTCAGCTTTTATGAATTTGTCACCTGAAAACGCACTTCCATTAAGCAAAAGAAACGCACAAATTGAAGTGATAAGTATTCTC